GGGCCAACAAGGTATCCAAGGCGTACAGGGAATCCAAGGAACACAGGGCCTGCAAGGCATCCAAGGCATTCAGGGCCAACAAGGTATCCAAGGAATCCAAGGAATACAAGGACTCCAGGGAACTCAGGGCTTGCAGGGAACGCAAGGTATCCAAGGCATCCAGGGTATTCAAGGTGTTCAAGGAACACAGGGACTGCAAGGCATCCAGGGTATTCAAGGTGTTCAAGGAACGCAAGGCATCCAAGGAATTCAAGGTGTTCAAGGTACACAGGGTATCCAGGGCACTCAAGGAATTCAAGGTGTTCAAGGAACTCAAGGTACCCAAGGTATCCAGGGATTGCAAGGAACACAGGGCACCCAGGGATTGCAAGGAACACAGGGTCTGCAAGGAACACAGGGCACACAAGGCGTTCAAGGTGTTCAAGGCGTTCAAGGAACGCAAGGCGTTCAAGGCATTCAAGGCGTTCAAGGAACGCAAGGCGTTCAAGGAACGCAAGGCGTTCAAGGCACGCAAGGCGTTCAAGGCATTCAAGGCGTTCAAGGAACGCAGGGCGTACAGGGAATACAAGGCGTTCAAGGAGCGCAGGGCGTACAGGGAATACAAGGCGTTCAAGGAACGCAGGGCGTACAGGGAATACAAGGCGTTCAAGGCATTCAAGGCGTACAGGGAACTCAAGGCATTCAGGGAATCCAGGGTGTCCAAGGAACTCAAGGCAACCAGGGTGTACAGGGAATTCAAGGCACACAGGGCCTGCAAGGCATCCAGGGTATAACTGGACAGCAAGGCGTTCAAGGTGTTCAAGGCATCCAGGGTACTCAAGGCATTCAAGGTGTTCAAGGCATCCAGGGTACTCAAGGCGTTCAAGGTATTCAAGGCGTTCAAGGAACACAAGGTGTTCAGGGTATCCAAGGAACTCAAGGAATAACCGGACAGCAAGGAATAACCGGGGCACAAGGAATTGGTGGATCTCAAGGTATCCAGGGCATACAAGGTCTGCAAGGCGTTCAAGGAACACAGGGTCTGCAAGGTATCCAGGGCATACAAGGTCTGCAAGGTATTACATTCCGTTATATCCGCATAACAAGTGCATACACTGCTAACCCACAAGATGCTATTATTGCTGATCCTGAGGGTACACCTTTTACGATTGATTTGCCATCCGCTCCAGTAATTGGTGATGCAATATGGATTTATGATGGTGACGATTTTAGTAATGTCAGTGTCAACGTCTCGCCTAACGGCAATACAATTGAAAGCCAAACACATGAGCTTGTACTTGATGTACAGGATACTGAGGTGCGTTTTGTATGGGATGGTAGCACCTGGCAGGTTACGGCTAACGTTGGTCGTCTAGGATTGCAAGGAATACAAGGCGCAGATGGTGCTGGTATACAAGGTGTTCAAGGTAACTTTGGCCAACAGGGTATTCAGGGTATAACTGGACAAGGTATCCAAGGCATACAAGGCCAACAAGGCACTCAAGGCACCCAGGGCATACAAGGAACTCAAGGTACTCAAGGTACTCAAGGTACCCAAGGAACTCAAGGTACTCAGGGTATCCAGGGTATCCAAGGCCAGCAAGGTCTTCAGGGCCAGCAAGGCACACAGGGTACGCAAGGAACACAAGGCACCCAAGGAAGCCAAGGACGACAGGGCACAACTGGATCACAAGGCATTCAGGGTAACTTTGGTCAGCAAGGAATACAAGGAACCCAGGGACGCCAAGGAACAACTGGTAGTCAGGGTACCCAAGGAACTCAAGGTACATTTGGTCAACAAGGTGTGCAGGGCATACAAGGCAGCCAGGGTGCACAAGGACGTCAAGGTACTCAAGGCACCCAAGGCAACACTGGTACACAAGGTACAGACGGCTTACAAGGAAGCCAAGGCACACAAGGACTCCAGGGTATCCAAGGCACCCAAGGTACTCAAGGAATTCAGGGCCTGCAAGGTACACAAGGTACACAAGGCACAACTGGTAACCAGGGTACGCAAGGACGTCAAGGAACACAAGGCATCCAAGGCACCCAGGGTATCCAAGGAACTACTGGCTCGCAAGGCACAACTGGTAACCAGGGTACTCAAGGTAGCACTGGTACGCAAGGAACGTTTGGACAGCAAGGTACACAAGGTATCCAAGGCACACAAGGACGCCAGGGAACAACGGGCCAGCAAGGCATTCAAGGTACACAGGGAATAATTGGTAGTCAGGGTACTCAGGGAACAACGGGTTCACAAGGACAAACTGGTACTATTGGTGCGCAGGGTACTGACGGCCAACAAGGAACCCAAGGTACCCAGGGAACACAAGGCCGCCAGGGAATTCAGGGCCTACAAGGAACTGATGGTATACAAGGTGCCCAGGGATTACAAGGACTCCAGGGAACACAAGGCCGCCAGGGTACACAAGGAACAACTGGTACACAAGGTATCCAGGGCACTCAGGGTATTCAAGGAACGCTTGGGTCGCAAGGTACTGCTGGTAACGATGGATTACAAGGTACAACTGGCACACAGGGTTCTCAAGGTATTCAGGGAACTACTGGACTACAGGGTAATCAGGGTTTGCAAGGCGCTCAGGGCCAGACTGGTAGTCAAGGCATCCAAGGAACATTTGGCGTCCAGGGCGCTAATGGACTGCAAGGAACACAAGGCCGTCAAGGAACACAAGGCACGTTCGGACAACAAGGTATTCAAGGCACACAGGGTATCTTGGGTGCAACAGGCTCTCAAGGTACTGCTGGTAATGATGGATCACAGGGTACAACTGGCACACAGGGCAGCCAAGGAACACAAGGACGTCAAGGCACTACTGGACAACAGGGCCTGCAAGGCACGGGCGGTACAAACGGTACACAAGGCACAACTGGTACACAAGGTTCACAAGGACTCCAAGGCACAACTGGTAATACTGGATCACAAGGTACTAGTGGTATCGCTGGATCACAAGGTGCACAAGGCTCACGCGGTCTACAAGGTGTACTGGGTATTCAGGGTACTGCTGGTGAGGACGGTGTTCAAGGCGCAGTGGGTTCACAAGGAACGCAAGGGCGTCAAGGTACAACTGGTTCCCAAGGCGTGCAAGGACTTCAAGGCACAACTGGTAGTCAGGGCACAACCGGTACACAAGGTCAAACTGGTACGCAAGGCACACAAGGATTACTTGGGCAACAGGGTATTCAGGGACGACAAGGTACCCAGGGAACAGGTGGTAATGACGGACTACAAGGTACTTTCGGTCAACAAGGCATACAGGGTACACAAGGACGCCAAGGTATCCAAGGAATCACCGGTACACAAGGCACAGACGCTAACGTGCAAGGCATCCAGGGAAGCACCGGCCTGCAAGGTATATTTGGTAACCAAGGACTTCAAGGGGTCAGCATACAAGGCATCCAGGGTATCCAAGGTACTGATGGACTTAACAGTCTGGTAACAGTGAGCTCAACACCGCCACCAGGGCCATCGGTTGGCGACATTTGGGTAGACACTTCCGTATAATGGCTAACATAAGTTTAAATTGGTATGAGATAGCCGGTGAAGCCATGAACTTGGATCACAAGGCTGAGTACTTGTCATATGATACCGGCTATACTCCAGGACACAAGTGGGGCATGGATGATGGCGCATGGAATGTCATGATGGATTTATATCAGACAGCCAACGCTGAAGGACTTATATCCAATATTGCTCCTCCTTGCCACTGGCTCACTGTGTGTGAAGTCATGATGGACAATGCCGATGTGCCCAGCAACACTATTATCGTTAGCGAATGTTTGGAACTACGGGAGCCATTCCCCAGAATGGCAGCCACATTTAGTTGGGCAATCGCACATCATGAATTGTACATCAGATGCAACGCAGATGTACAAATGGAAATTTTGAACATTTGCGCGGAAAATTCGCGCACGGCAACCATGTGTAAGTACTTGTTTGGTAACACCCTGCCAGCAGGAGTTCAGACCACAGTGGATGCAAACTATATACCTGGCTTCTTGTTTTCCTTTCCTTTAGAAGGATACGCAGAAGCAAGCCAACAACGAGACTGGACGGCACTTTACGGATGACATGGACTGATTGGAAATACCCTACGGCTAGTGAAATGTATTTTGCCAACGGCGAAACACGATGGGTTAACCCTGAAAACGCCTATGCAGATGATATCAATCTGGTATCAACTGGAACCTTGGTAAAGTTTGGTGGCGCAACAGACCGACGTCGTTGGACTGGTTTTGGATTTGACACTGCGGGCGGTGTTCCTGTAGACGCTGTAAGTGTAGACGGAATCGAAGTAGAGATACTCGACCCAATAGGTGATGACACACTGTCAGTTTGGATACACGCTGGAACAGTAAGCAGTCCGTTTCCAGCAAATGATCTTTTGAGTGTGGCAACACGCGGTGGGTTGTTTGAACTGTGGGGTCTCACCCCTACACCGTATGATGTGCGTATACCCGCTTTTGGAGTTGAATTGCGCATAGTAAACCCCAACGTGGAACTCAACAGAGTCGATACATTTAATGCATTACGGTGCCGCATTAACTATACCGCCGCGTAGTTTCTAAAGGATAAATAGAGGAAATAGAGAATTATAATGTATGTCTAATTTAAGTGACTTTCTAAATAACACCTACGTGGGTAACCAGGGTATTCAAGGTATCCAGGGAATCCAGGGTGGCGGCGGACAGGGTGTGCAGGGTCTGATTGGTCCTCAGGGCCCACAAGGCACTCAAGGCATTCAAGGTCAGCAAGGCGTACAAGGACAGCAGGGTCTCCAAGGCCCACAAGGAACCCAGGGCATTCAGGGTATCCAAGGACTACAAGGCACTCAAGGTACACAAGGAACCCAAGGCACACAAGGACGACAAGGAACAGTTGGTACTCAAGGCTCTGTGGGCATACAAGGTAACCAAGGCATCCAGGGTAGCCAAGGACGCCAAGGTACAACCGGTAGCCAAGGCACACAAGGAAACCAGGGAATACAAGGCCTGCAGGGTATCCAAGGAACACAAGGACTTCAAGGAACTCAAGCGTCACAAGGAATACAAGGCCAGCAAGGTACACAGGGTCGTCAAGGTACACAAGGTACCCAGGGCATTCAAGGCATCCAGGGCACTCAAGGTGTGCAAGGCATCCAGGGCATACAAGGAACGCAAGGTCTACAAGGAAGCCAGGGGACACAAGGTACTCAAGGAACCCAGGGTAACACTGGTACTCAAGGAACAAACGGACAACAAGGTACCCAGGGTCTGCAAGGCACCCAGGGCATACAGGGCGATACCGGTATTCAAGGCAGCCAAGGACGACAGGGAACAACAGGACAACAAGGTACTCAAGGTACTCAGGGAACATTTGGTCAACAAGGTCTACAAGGTACACAAGGAATTCAAGGTACCCAAGGCACACAAGGACGTCAGGGAACACAGGCAGCACAGGGTATCCAAGGTACTCAGGGCAGCCAAGGACGACAGGGAACAACTGGACAACAAGGTACTCAAGGTACTCAGGGAACATTTGGTCAACAAGGTCTGCAGGGTCAGCAAGGACTCCAAGGTACACAAGGTACTCAGGGAACACAAGGTACTCAGGGAATCCAAGGTGAGACTGGTACACAAGGAAGCCAGGGCACACAAGGCCTGCAAGGCACTCAAGGGCAACAAGGTATCCAAGGAGATACTGGTACACAAGGCTTGCAGGGAACACAAGGCACTCAAGGTCGTCAGGGTACAACTGGACAGCAAGGTACTCAAGGTACTCAGGGAACACAAGGTACTCAAGGACTGCAAGGAACACAAGGACTACAAGGATCACAGGGCCAGCAGGGCACACAAGGCACCCAGGGATCACAGGGTCGTCAAGGTCTGCAAGGCACACAGGGCCTGCAAGGACGCCAAGGACGACAGGGCATCCAAGGTCTGCAAGGTACTCAGGGATTACAAGGCACTCAGGGATTACAAGGCACTCAGGGAAGTCAAGGTCGTCAGGGTACAACAGGCCAACAAGGCACACAGGGCCTGCAAGGAACACAAGGCACTCAAGGACTTCAGGGAAATACTGGTACACAAGGTATTCAGGGCGACACTGGTGCACAAGGCACACAAGGACGCCAGGGTACACAAGGTACGCAAGGTATTCAGGGAACACAAGGTACATTCGGACAACAAGGTACACAAGGAGCTCAAGGACGACAAGGCACAACTGGTCAACAAGGACTTCAGGGTTCTACTGGTTTCCAGGGACTACAAGGCACAACTGGCCAACAAGGTACTCAAGGCACTCAAGGAACCCAGGGTCAACAAGGTATCCAGGGCCAGCAAGGCATTCAAGGTGATACTGGTCCTCAAGGCACAACTGGTAGCCAGGGTACTCTGGGCCAGCAGGGCACACAAGGTACCCAGGGCACTCAGGGAATACAAGGCGAGACTGGTACACAAGGCACAACTGGTAGTCAGGGTACTCTGGGCCAGCAAGGTACTCAAGGTACTCAAGGTCGTCAAGGTACTCAGGGCATCCAGGGCACACAAGGCCTACAAGGTCGTCAAGGAACTCAGGGAACACAAGGTGTTCAAGGCATTCAGGGAACACAGGGACTACAAGGAACGCAGGCTAGTCAAGGTATCCAAGGGCAAACCGGTACTCAGGGCACGTTCGGACAACAAGGAACACAAGGCCGCCAGGGTATTATAGGCAGCCAGGGAACAATCGGTCTTGATGGAACCCAGGGTGCACAAGGAACCCAGGGAACAGAAGGCGATCCAGGTATCCAGGGAATATCGGGAACACAAGGTACTGATGGTATACAAGGTGTTCAAGGTATCCAAGGCCTTCAAGGCACCCAAGCGTCACAAGGAACAACAGGCCAACAAGGCGTTCAGGGTATTGATGGTACTTTGGGTTCACAAGGTATCCAAGGACTCCAAGGAACGCAAGGCACAACTGGGCAGCAAGGAACGCAAGGCACACAGGGAACGCAAGGCACACAAGGAACCCAAGGTACACAAGGTACACAGGGCGTTCAAGGCGTTCAGGGTATTGATGGTACATTGGGTTCACAAGGTATTCAAGGACTCCAAGGCACTACTGGCCAGCAAGGAACCCAAGGAACCCAAGGCAACACCGGTCAACAAGGAACCCAAGGAACCCAGGGTCTACAAGGCGCGCAAGGAACAACTGGCCAACAAGGAGTTCAAGGCGTTCAGGGTATTGATGGTACTTTGGGTTCACAAGGTATTCAAGGACTCCAAGGCACTACTGGCCAGCAAGGAACCCAAGGAACCCAAGGCAACACCGGTCAACAAGGTACTCAAGGTACTCAAGGTACTCAAGGTATCCAAGGTATATTTGGTGGACAGGGCCTGCAAGGTATTTTGGGTACTCAAGGTCTGCAAGGAACACAAGCAAGCCAAGGCACACAGGGAACGCAAGGTATCCAGGGCATCAGCGGATTTAACGGTGGTGGTGGACTACAGGGTGTACAAGGCATCCAGGGTACAACTGGCCAACAAGGTACAACTGGTCAACAAGGTACACAAGGTACAACTGGCCAACAAGGTACAACTGGCCAACAAGGTACACAAGGTACAACAGGACAACAAGGTACAACTGGACAGCAAGGCACGACTGGACAACAGGGTGTTCAAGGTATCCAGGGAGCGACTGGACAACAAGGTACAACTGGACAGCAAGGTACACAAGGTACGACTGGACAACAAGGCACAACTGGACAACAAGGTACAACTGGTACACAAGGTACTCAGGGAACATTCGGTCAACAAGGTCTACAAGGTGTTCAAGGTATTCAAGGTACGACTGGACAACAAGGTACGACTGGACAACAAGGTACAACTGGACAACAAGGTACAACTGGACAACAAGGTGTTCAGGGCATCCAGGGCACAACTGGTACACAAGGCACACAAGGTACACAGGGACGACAAGGCACAACTGGTAGCCAAGGTACAACTGGACAACAAGGTGTTCAGGGCATCCAGGGCACAACTGGACAACAGGGCACAACTGGCAGCCAGGGAACACAAGGACGACAGGGTACGACTGGTAGTCAAGGAACCCAAGGTCGCCAAGGTACAACCGGTACACAAGGCGTACAAGGTATCCAGGGAACAACTGGTAGTCAAGGTACAACTGGCAGCCAGGGCACACAAGGACGACAGGGTACGACTGGTAGTCAAGGAACCCAAGGTCGCCAAGGCACAACTGGCCAGCAAGGCGTACAAGGTATTCAGGGAACAACTGGTAGTCAAGGTACAACTGGTACACAAGGTACAACTGGTACACAAGGCACAACTGGTACACAAGGCACTCAAGGACGTCAAGGTATTCAGGGTGTCGAAGGGCCCAACCCGGGCGGAACAGATACTCAGACGTTGCGTTATAACGGAACCACGCTTGAGTCAACCAGTCTATTGAGAGTCAATGCTGGTGGTGACTTGTTACCAGCTGCAAATAATACTCAAGATATTGGATCAGCCACGCTTAACTGGGACACTGTGCATGCCAATCTGTTTGATGGTGAAGCCACAACAGCAACCTTTGCTGACTTGGCGGAGCGTTATGAAATTGATGCACCAGTTGAAAAAGGCACAGTGGTGGTATTTGGGGGCAATGCCGAAATAACCCAGAGTACCATCGCAAACGACCATAGACTTGCTGGGGTTATATCCACAGAACCTGCGTTCATGATGAACAAGAAGGCTGGTGATGATGAAACGCACCCATACTTGGCACTAGCAGGCCGCGTACCATGCAAAGTAATCGGGCCAGTAACTCAGGGCGATATATTGGTGAGTTCAGGTATTGCTGGTCACGCTGCGGTCAATAACTTTGCTGCACCAGGACGTATTCTGGGCAAGGCAATTGAATCTACAGACGTTGCGGGGTCCACCGTTATTGAAGTCATAGTCACCCTGATGTAACCTAAAATATTCAGACTGGCTCTGCCAGTCTAGATATATAGTAGTACACAAACACAACATATTGGCGACACACACATGGAAAACTTTGCGAAGTACGCGGTGGATCGAGGAGCAGTAATCAAGCCCTTGCTAATCCCAGGCAAACACACGGGCGGTACAGGCCTGATGAATCCCAGTATCTACAATCGCAACGGCAAGATACTGATTAACATACGGCAGGTGAACTACACCTTCTATCATTCAGAAAAGAAACTGTTTCAGCATCCTTTCGGTCCATTAACATATTTGCACCCAGAGAACGATATGCATTTGCGTACCTGGAACTGGTATGGCGAACTGGACGACGATCTAAACATCACCAAACTACACAAGATTGATACCACTAACTTCCCTGAGCAGGAGAAGTGGGATTTTGTGGGATTGGAAGATGCCAGATTGATTGACTGGGGCGATGGCAAACTGTACACCACAGGTGTGCGACGTGATCTCAAGCCAAACGGCGAAGGCCGCATGGAGCTTTGTGAGATTGTGGAAGATGGTGCAGTGATCAAGGAAGTAAGCCGCTTCCGCATCCCACCACCAAACGACCCTGACAGCTTTTGCGAAAAGAACTGGATGCCTATTGATGACATGCCTTACTGTTTTGTCAAATGGTGTAACCCAGTAGAGATTGTCAAAGTAGACCCAGTTGAAAAGACAAGCGAAACTGTGTTCCTGGGCAAGCCCATTTATTTGCCCAACGATCAGCGCGGCGGCTCACAAGTAATACGCTTGGATGAAAACCATCGTATCACCATGACACACGAAGTTGCTTTGTTCCACAGTGAAGTGGGTCGCAAAGATGCCATTTACCGACACCGCTTCTTGATCTGGGACAATGACTGGAACCTGGTCAAGTACACACCAGACTTCAGCATCCTGGATGGAGATGTGGAGTTCAGCGTGGGAATGTGCATGCAGGGTGACGACGTTTTGTTGACATTTGGCTTCCAGGATAACGCTGCATTTGTGATGAGAGTGGCCCAAAACACACTAATGGATTATATCGATGAATCAATATCTTAATATAGCAGACGAACTAGAACAATTTGACCTGGAAGAGTTTGACGGCCTGCTACAGGCTTACATTCAAACACCTGCAGACCCAGAACTAAACTGGAAGTTGGCATTGTGGTATCATGAGAATGGCCAACATGCGCCAGCAGTGGGCTTTTACATTCGCACAGTAGAGCGCATTGAGGACGACACATTGTGGCAGTACGAGTGCATGATCCGCGCAGCCATGTGTTTTGACGCACAAGGCATTCGCAAGTTTAGCGTTAAAGGCATGCTGCAACATGCAATAGCATTGCGCCCAGAACGTCCTGAAGCATATTACATGCTGGGCAAGATCACCAGTAACGAAGGTGGTGACGGTAACTGGTTTGACAGCTACACATGGGCCACCTTGGGTCTACGTGCTGCTGATAGCTTTGCTGCTGGAGAGCTTGAGCTTTTGCGAACTGATGTGGACTATCCCGGAAGAGATAGCATCGCCGTACAGCATGCCGCCGCAGCATGGTGGTGTGGTATGTGTGATGAATCTCGTAAACTGTTCCTGGCACTTTGGGCACAGCCAGAGTTGGATTCCAACCTCAAGCAATTGGTAAAAACCAACTTGATCCAGCTTAACGCATTTTGCACCAAAGAGATTCAGAGCTATCAGCAGAACATGCATAAAGACTTGCGTGTGAAGTTTGACAACTCCAAACTAATACGCCGCAACTTCAGCGAGAGCTACCAGGATATGTTTGTGTTGGCAGCAACTGGCGGCAAGCGCGAAGGCAAGTATGTGGAAGTGGGAGCAGGTAACGCAGAGTACGGAAACAACACTGTGCTGTTAGAGCGTGAGTATGCTTGGAAAGGCATCAGCCTGGAACTTGACGAAGGATTAGCAAACAACTTTAACGCACAACGAGCCAATCCTTGCGTTATCCGTGATGCAACTGGAGTTAACTACACTGCTTTCTTGGACAGCATCTTTGATGGTGAGCGAGAATTTGACTACTTGCAACTTGACTGTGAGCCAGCAGCAACCACATACAAGATACTGCTAAACATTCCTTTCGAGGAATTCAAGTTCGCCACAATCACATACGAGCATGATCATTATACTGATCCAGACGATTCTTATCGCGCCAAGAGCCGCAAGTATCTGGAGTCATATGGTTATGTGTTGGTAGCAGGTAACATTTCACCAGACGATTCACCACGCCCCTATGAGGACTGGTATGTACATCCTGATCTGGTGAGCGCAGAAACGATTGAACAACTAATGCAAAAGCACGATGACACCAAGAGTGCCGAATCATACATGATGGGGAGAGAATAAGGTGGACCAAGAAGTAAATGTTCCTGAACAGGAAGTAGTGCAGGCAGAACCTCGCAAGAGTATCCCTGTAATTGGCACAGCGGTTGTCAACAACCCGTATTGGGTGTCACGACTGCTAATGAGTGTGGATTATCCAGTTGATGAGTTTGTGATTATCAACAACAACGGGCGTGGTATTATTGATGCGGATCTGGATGCACTCAAGAGCATCAAACACGAGTATGTCAAGAAGGTGACCGTAACACACATGCCAGCTAACATTGGTTGTGGTGGCGCATGGAACTTGATCATCAAGTGTTACATGAACGCGCCTTACTGGTTGATCACAAACGATGACGTGGCGTTTGGACCAGGGTTGCTGAAAGAAATGCATGATCTCATGGAAGAATACCCACAACTGGGCATGATCCATCCTAACGAAGGCGACTTTAACATTGGCGCTTGGGACTTGTTCATGATACGCGATATCATTGTGCAAGAGTTTGGTCTGTTTGATGAAAACACCTACCCGGCATATAACGAAGATGCTGATTACATCATGCGCATGATCCATCGCCCCATTGTGAAAATGGTGGGTACTGAAAACGACTACTGGCACGGTTTTGCTAAAGCAAGTGACTACTACAATGAAAATGCTGGTAGTCAAACCAAGAAGTCAGATCCTGCTCTCACTGGCAAACTGGATGCAATCAATCAGATAAACATCGAGTACATGACACAAAAATGGGGTCCTGATTGGAGAGTGTGCCAGCCAGTACAACATCCGTATGGCAAGGCAGACATACCCATTGACTATTCAACGTGGGACCTAAACTTTGTCAGAAGCAAACACCTAGGATTTTAACATGGACGGAATATTAAGAGTAAATCCAGATTTTCAAAAGTCTAAACGTGCTATTGTTGTGGACAACTTCTACAAAGATCCTTATGCTGTGCGTGACTACGCACTGCAACAAGACTTTTATGATGATCCAGGATACATTGGCAAGCGCACTCGCACACAGCACGACATACCTGGTGTCAAGGAAGCTTTTAGTGAGCTCATTGGTAAAGAAGTAACTGGCTGGAATGAAACTTATGGAATGAACTCCCGCTTCCAGCATAACGTGGCTGGCGAGCGTTTGGTATATCATTGTGACGAGCAGATGTGGGCTGGCATGATCTATCTCACCCCTGATGCACCACCAAGCTGTGGAACAAGCACTTGGATGCACAAGAAGCACCGTGTGTGGCACAACAGCCAGGTTGACTGGGAAAGTGGCCAGGGCTGGGAAGTATTTCCTGGTGATACATTTAGTGATCGCACTCGATATGATCAAGTGGATAGCTTTGGTAATATCTTTAACCGCCTGGTGTTATTTGATGGTGGATGCTTGCACAGCGCAAGTGACTATTTTGGTTCAGACAAATTTAACTGTCGACTCTGGCATATGTTCTTTTTCGACGTGGAGAAATAATGGCTACCTTACGCGAGCTAACGCAAGCATCACATGATGCAATCGAGGAACTGCCTCTTAACAAGAGCATCTTTGACGGCAGCATTACGGAAAAGCAGTGGACTTTGCTACTGCATCAAAAGTATCACCTGTACAAGTACATTGAGAGCAGAATAGAACTTCCTGAGAATTTGCGTCGTGAGGAACGCCTGTTTGAAGACTGTAACAAACTGCCCAGAGTGTTGCTGGGTGCTACACACAAGTACCTGGAACATTTGCAGTCTCTTGATGATGCAGCTATCTGGGGTCACTTGTATGTGCATTACATGGGTGAACTGTTTGGTGGACAAATGCTCAAGAAGATGGTGCCTTACGAAAACAAATCACACATGGACTTTGAGTCTCGTAAAGAGCTAGTGGACTACATGCGAGCTGAACTGGCTGGCAGGGAAGAAGAATTAGCAGATGAAGCCAACTTGGGATTCAAGTTGAGCATGGACTTATACGATGAAATATTCCGAGTCACTCAGACAAGTCAGTAATCAGCTTTACGACTTGCTGGAAAATCACGGCACACAAATTGGTGTGCCTGACTATGGGTGGGAAAACTATGTGTGGCAAAGTGACAAATTTGCCAGAGCTCATCTGGAAAACTACTGGACTGAAAAAGTTAGCGTGATACATTGTGTGATAATGCCACACACTCATACAAACGCACCCATATTCGGTTTTGACGCCATAGAGATCAATGGTAATCTCACGGGCATGTTCTTGGATGTCACACCAGTGGATGATACTCCACCACCCACACTGCCCAGAGTGGGTGAACCGAGACCGATCCCAGAGTGGGGAGACTTTTTCAGTGATGAGTTTGTGTGCTGCAAGCCTGATTTACGTGATCTCATGATGGGCGTGTATGTGTTAAACTATTACTTGGAGTATGAGCTTCCTGGCATACCTACAGGCGATAACGCAGCTGGCCAACAGCGTTACATAGACGGGCAACGACGCAACCCGCAAACATTCCGCATGCTCAAGAGCCATGTAGGTGAGCAACGTGCTCGTGAGTTCATGGAGACCATGTTGTTCCCCACAGTCAAGTGGTAGGCGGGGTCCACTCACGTAGCTCTGTGAAGAATTCACGATAATCATTCAAGTCTTCCATGAATTGCTTGGCATGATAAACTTCTATAGGCATTTCTTTCTTCATGTAAAGAAGCAACCAATAATAGCGATTGGTGTATCTGGTTAAAGCCTCGAGATCATGATCCAATGCTTTTACAATGCAACTGTAAAACTCATGATCCTGTGCAGTTCGTAATAGCCAAGAATGATACCCGTTAGATGGGTCCCATACCCTCCGCATCTCACGACACTCATAATAGAATGCAGTAAGGGGGTTTATGGTCATGCGGTAATTATCTAGCACCTGTGAAAATTTGAATCTTCTGTTTTTGGATTTAAGATTGTTATATAGTGAATCGTATTCACGAATAGCGGCAGCGTGTAAACCAGTAACGGCATTAGTTTTTACAAAAGCATTGATAAGTTTCACACCACTTTTTTTGAATGGCAGGTCCATGGTATCCAAGCATTGCTCTACATCTCGAATGCTAATTTCACCAGACTGCAAACTCACGGGTACAAGACTGGTTCTCACAAACCAGTCAATTTCATTCTGTACCTTGATACATTTGAAATCAACAACCTTAGTCACACACACTCCCAGCCTTAGACCGTCTATTTATATCCAGAATAGTGTGAAGCTTTTCTGTGCCTTTGTTTTTTTGCAAAGTGACCTTTGCGCCTTGGTGCAAGGGTTGTGGCCACGTGCCTATGTTGACCCAGGCATATCCTGCACTTTCGTCATTGAGAGTGGGGTGAAACTCATGCTCCACAACAGCCACAAAGCTGTAGTAGAAGAAGTTTTTATCACGACTTTGGTAGATGTCTATGGGGTTGAGTTTTTCAAGCTCAGGAACGAAGCCAATCTCTTCTTTTAACTCTCTCTGAATAGCTTCAAACGGAGTCTCATCGTTTTCCAGTGTGCCACCAAAGAATCCCCAAGTGTGCCGATGTCGTTTGTCGGCATTGCGCAATTGTAACAAACACCGCCCAGTGTCTTTAGCTAAAAATAGTATGCCCGCTGCTTTGATTATCATAGAATAAGTCGCCAGTATCCAGGATTATATGTCCCTTGCCAGCTACTTATCCACTCTTCACCTGTCCAGCGAAATTGTTCGTTCGTTGCATTGTTTGTAATATATTCCGGCGATGATGCTTGATCAGGATCAAAACTGACTACCCAGCCGGTGGGTTGGTATTCTAATATGGTGTTTTCCACAGCACTTGGAAGACCCCAAGCATTTGCTGTGTTACTTCCTGGTGGAAACCCGTTGATGAGCAGATATCGTTGTCCTACTGCTTCAGCAGGTATGCCAAACCCAGGTGTTGATGCTATGGGGTCGATAATTCTGTCAACAGCATCCAGTGTATTACCTGGCAGAGTATCAGTATCCAGGGAAAAGTTTAACACTGAATCATCACCTGACGCAGATACAATACCCACTACAATGGCGCTAAAATCTTCTTGATCGTCTGACAAGTTTACTTCCAGACGACTGCTGGTTCCCAACTCTCCTTGCATCTCAATCAAGTCTTGCCATATTTGCGGCACATCGCCGCTGGTAGTAAGCGTGGCTGTATCAGGACCAAGTTCAAGCCAGTAATTGTTTGGTGTGATGGTGAATCGTGAATCTTCTGGAATGTTTGCAAAGAAGTCAGTGTAGCCATCAAGTGAGGGTAGCTCAGATGACTGGTCCAATGTGTAAATGTCAGCAACAATTTTCTGAATAATCTTTTGGCGTGTGACCTTTGCTGGTGGAGATATCCATATGGGCACTGTAAATGTCATGGTAGCAATGTCCAATGTGTCCTCGGTGCCAGCTGGCACACTGCGGCTACTCCAGTTAATGGTGTCTAGTTCAAGCGTAAACACGTTGCTCCAGTCCAGTGGGTTATCATTGCTTTGCAACTCAATCGCAGGGTTAAACAACACAAACAACTGCTCGAGAATTTGCAGTTTAGCATCTGTGTTGGTGGTCCAGATGTCAACTTGAATGGTTAAGTCGTATGGTACTGGCATGTAACGCTGAGTGGTATACAGGTTACCTTGCTCGCTGGTGTAGCGACCATTTGCGCCATCCCACTCACGCTCAGCAACCTGCCGGGTGTCCACATTAAAGGGATCTTGGGTGCGATCTCTTGCTATAGATATGCCTTCAAGTGCCACAGTAATCTGTGGTGCACTGTTAAGTACATTCTCACTGTTACCCTTGAGTATCTGTGCCACCTGTCTGCTTGAGCTTGCGTATTTGCAGGGCACACGATTAAACTTCACTCCGTCGCTGGTGTTCTCAGCAATCTCAAAGTGACTGAACACTCTGACTAGCTGTATTAGATAGCGACGTATTTGGCCATCATACCAATAGTCCATGTTATTCATGCTTGTATTTATCCCACGTTTTCCAAGCGAGTCATCAGGCGTTCAGCACGATTGGTGACCTGGCGATACCAACGGCTGTCTCTGCCTTCACGTGCAGCCTCCCGCCAGTCATTTTTCTCCAACGCCGCATGCATGCGTTTGAATCCAGATAATCTACTGCGCCCCATGTTGAACATCATGTTCACCATGATTTCTTGAACCTCGCCGGGCCAGGTGTCAAAGTTTGAGTACAACCTTCTGGATTCATCAATCTTGAAATGTACATCTTGCTCAAAGGCATTCCAAACACGCTGGTATGAAACTTCGGTACCGACAGGCCAGCCATGCTCAGGATCATCTGGGGTGATTAGATGCCCCACGCCCATGGTGGGATAACCCAAGTGGTCCAGGTACACAGCGTATACAACACCCTCATCTGATATCAATTGATCTCTGAGTCTGTCTAAATCCATCTTGGTGCCTTTTCTGGCAAACAGAGTTCTAAATAGTGGCGATTCAAAACATTTCTTAAACATTATTACTTGCTCCTGAAATTATACATACTTTTTAAAATAATCGTGATGGATAAGACAATTGACTGCATCTTGATCACGTAGAACATAATTCTGAAAAAATTCTGGGTGCTCTGATACTATATCAGGAACCGGTCTGTCATGAACCACAAAGTGTATCCAACGCGCCAGATTGTGTTCCAACTTGGGCAGTACTTGTGCGTAGAGTTCCTGATAGTTTGCGCCCTGTGTGCTGTGAATTTGCTTCACAACCATTTCTGTTCTGGTTTTCCAGTCAGGCTCTGCGTCAAAGGCATAGTCGTACAGTTCATCATACAACTCAAAGCCTAAATTTTTCAAATTTTCATGGTAGCCCACCCCGCCTTGTACCAGAAATGGCCTTTTAGCCAATATTGGTCGTCCCACCTTTTCTGTTAGAAACACTCTGTCCATTGTTGACTCAGAAACCAGATTGGAAAAACATTGCTTGTATGCGACTGGCTCACTGCCTTCCCGTGTTTTATAGCCACGGGTCTCAGGTAAAATAATCTGTCTGGGTGTCCAGTATTGAAAGTTATATGGCTCATCATGGTCACAATCAGCGAGCCAGCTCACAACATTGTATTCAATCAAGCGGTATTTGGCCAGACAGTCCATGAGGTACTTGCGATGTGGGTGGGGATTGCGGTTCAGACAGCAAAAGTTATAATTAAATTCTGATGTATCATGCGGGTAGCGATCTTCAGGAGCCTGTTTAATAAACCCATTGACGCTGTAAGTGAAAAAAAATGAGTTGTATGGATGCACAGTAATATAATCATGCAACATATCAGCAAAATATTCATCTTCGTGCTCAGTTGTCCGAGGTGTATCAGGCACAAAGTTGAAAACAGCATGTATCTCATTACCCAAATGATTGATACTGTGCTTGATGGTTTTTCTTATGATGGGAGTATCTATAAATTCATCATCTCGATAGACTACAGATTCTTCTGGGCCTATCAATAAAAATTTAGTGTTAGTGTAGTTTAAGAGATCGTGGCGAAGCCCTCTCTTGGAGAACTCAGGATTCCAGGTATAGTGGGCGATTACATGTTTTTTCATGTTCAGTCATCCGTCTTGGGACGCACAACCTTGCTCAAGTTAGTCTTGACTGGAGCAATTTCGCCGTCTGTGTATTCTGTAGTGTCGTCGTTGTTGATGAAACTGGTGAGTACTTTGTCTGCGGCTGCCCAAGCATTGCGGTTATCATCTGATATACGTTTCCACAAGTTGCCTTGCTTCTGGAACAGCCTGTTGGGCATAAAATCAGTCCTCAAAAAATAATCTCCTTCGTGGACATTCTCTGTGGGGAAGCTTGCGCCACTACCTGATACCATTTCACCATTTGGGGGTGTAGCACCGCCGCCCATGTAGTCAAAACCCAAGGTGGGTTTGTCTGGCACTGTGGGATCAAAGTACAGGTGTGCGTTCTTGCGATATTGCGGATCAAACTGTACGTCTTTTTCAGCTTGCGCTAACACAGCATCGTTAATCTGAATGTCTTTCTCATACTGGCTCACGAAGTTTCTGAGATCGTCCTCATTCTCACCAGTACCCAAGATGTCTCTGTACTCTTGGCTGTCGCTGATGGGTCCTAGCTTGACACGCCACAGGTGTGGCCACCACATGGGATCATATCCTTCGCTAGGTCGAGCACCTTCCTGTACCACGTAGAAGCGGTTGATGGCATCCTCGCTGCCCAGCAGCAAGTCGTCGCGCAAGTGCGGTAGCTCTAGAACGTCACCAGGCATAAGCTTTCGACCCAAGCTTTCCACCATGCTCTCGATGTGAAAGTTCATGAAAACTGTATCGCTTTGCAGGAACAGACCAAACTGGGTGAGATCATATGCATCTGCGTCCTGGATATTGTATTGCCCACGCAACTCGTATATGGTTTTATCGTATTTGCGGTCTCTGTTTTCCAAAAATAGTAGATCCTGGATAAATACTTCGGAGTCACTTGGTGTACTGGTAGGTTGCGTTAAGTCGCCGTCAGGTGAGTTGATACCACCTTGGATACCCAGGTATCTATGAACCAAGACACCCGTGCCTCCGGCGTACATGTGCTCGCCTACAATGCGATCGATAAACGAAAAATCGTTTGATTTAATGGGATTCCAGAGACTTAAACGTGGCATGCCAGTATTTATCGGTAATTGTCCAAAGCATATTAACAGGAGAAAACCATGAAAATTAAATTGGTAATCAGTATCCTTGCTTTGCTGTTTGTGACAGGCTGTGCAAACACATCGCAAGAAAATTACTACAGAGCAATAGGCGAAGCTGCCGAGGCAAATGCCAGACAGCAAGAAGCTCGATACTTGGCACTGTCTGGAATGGCAGCAAGTCAAGATCCCACTACCTCAGCAGTAGCAACCATGGCCATAGCCATGACGCAAGATCGTATTGTGGCTCCACAGTATGTAGAGTCCGAGTCGTTAACTTGGGGACGTATTCTAGCGGCACCAGTAGCGGCAGTAGCTGGTATTGCACTACAGGCAGATGTAGCCAAGAATGCTAGCGATAATGCAGCCAGAGTACAAATGGCCAACTTCCAAAGCCAGGAGAACATCCAGCTGGGGAACCAATCCATGGTATTGGGCTTGGGGCAGCAATATGCTGAAAGCACAGCGGCTACCGCAGTAAGTGTGGGCGCTATAGCTGATCTTGGACAAGCAGGGTTTGATGCACTAGCGGTATCCAATCAAGCTGGTTTGGATGCGACAACTGGGATCGCCAGTCAAGGGCTTGATGCTGTATCTGACGTGAGTCGTGACGGTTTTGTGCTCGCAGAAGACCTTTATGCCACAGGCTTGGGTGCAGTAGTCGAAACAGCAACGCAAGGCTATGAATACGGTCAGGCAAACTTTTCCGAAATCTCTAACGACTATCAGCAGATAATTGATAGTTTAATCTCTCGCGGGGTCATAATTAGCCCGTAACACCTCTACATAGCGGGCTTTCTACATAGCCCGCCCAACTTTTTTCATAACTCCAACTAAATCAAGCACTTACAGGCTTGACACTTCTGGTCGTTATGCTATCATATGTGTGTAGGTTAAAGAAGCGGAGCAGAAATGGCCCAGTTGATAACACACCAAGTAGCAAGAGCGATTTCCAGGGAGTTCCCCAGCGTCAAGCGTAACGGGAACCTCAAGGTAGACGACATTGATGATGTGGTTACTGTTACAGGCTTTGGCGCTAACGAGTGCGAGGCGTTCTGCAGGGACGTGGACAGCATTGTATACAGCCAGTTTGAGGGCAAGATTCGAGCCCTGGAGTGGGCAGTGGCGGAAGAATATGGCTACGTCCAGTTCAGCATCATCCCCGAAACAGCACATATAGCGTAAGGAGATAACGATGAGTATCTGGTTAAGCGACGAAGAAGTTACAGAATTGATGGCCGCTAAAGAACAGATAGATACGCTGAAAGCCAAGTTGAATATAGCGGAAGAAGCACTTTGTTATATTCAAAATAATGAACTTGATGATGCTGGCATGGAAGCCACCGTGGCGTTACAAAACATGGCGGCAGTCACACAAGAGGGCAAAATCTAATGGCTATTGTGACAAAAGAGTACATCCAAAACTTCCTGACCAATAACCCTGAGAAACGTGCTGAGTTTATTGGCCGGGCACTGGTGGTGATCTTCAACAACCAGACTGAGGGCGAAAAAGCTGCTAGTGTCACCAACGTGGATAACGGGGTGGGATTTACAGGCGGAGACGCTCACAGCGGGTGTATCAGCGCCAAATACTTCCTGAAGCATCGCAGCATGCTGGACTGGCAGATTGAGCGCTGGATGAAGCCCAACGCCAAGGGCACCATGCGCATCGCCAAATACTGGCGCCAGCTGGATGCAGAAGCGCAGCGCAAGGCTAGCAAACCTGCTCGAGTGGCTGTAGCACCTGTTGATAGGGCTTGTGTAGGTGCCCAGAAAGAAGCAGAAGAGGCTCAGACGCTCGCTAAGAGCGTGACACAGCGTAGTCTGGATGCAGAGTGGCGTGAGCAAAAGAGCCGCTTTGCAGAGCAAGAGCGCAAGCAGGAAGAGCGAGCTTATCGACTGGAGATGGAAGCCGAAGAGCGCATGGAAGCCTGGTTCAAAAAGCTCCAGAACGCATAAAAGATTCAACTTTTTTCAAAACTCCAATAATATCAACAACTTACATAAGTACTGAAAGTTGACATATCCGGTCGTTTTGCTAGACTAAGTATGTAGGTTAATAAAGCGGAGCAAGAAAATGTCACAATCCCTCACTTCTCGTCAGCAAGATGCACTGGACAAGATCCGTTCACAAGGCAATACTGCTGGAATTGACAAGGGCATGATAGCAGCCCTGGCCAAGAAAGGCTTTATTGACGGGGCTGTGGTTCCCAAAGTAAAGACTGCGGCCGCTAGTGTGCGGCGTGGCTATACTGATGCGCAGCAAAAATGTCTTGACAAAATCGAACAAGCGTTTACTATTGCTGAAGAACATTTTGGTTGTGAGTTTGAAAGACCTGTTGTGGAGTTCAGCAGCAAGATGACCAGAACTGCTGGCACTGCCAAGTGGTCCTGGGGACGCCACTACTGCGTAGAGAAGCCTGTCATCACCCTGAGCCAGACATTGTTGGACTTGAACGGGCAAACTTTTATTGATGACACGCCTGGTCATGAAGCAGCGCACATTATTGCGGTCCAGCATTACAAGCTCCACGGCAAGGGTCATGGTAGATACTGGAAAGGCATCATGATGCTGATTGGTCAACAGGCTAGCCGTTGTCACCAGATGCAGACTGCGCCTCGTAAGCCTAGTAAGCCCAGCAAAGTGTTCACGTACCGCGCAACATGCGGTACCACTGTTGACCTCAAGAGTGGGCGACACAGTAAAATTATGCGCGGCATGACTTACACGCTGCGCAGCACGGGCGGTCAGATCAATCGTGATGGCTACTTGGGATAATAACAAGGAGATTTGAATGGCAGTAAAGAAAAAGAACTTGGGCAATGCCACTGGCTTTGCCCGCCCAGAGTGGGCATTGATCAATCCGGAAGCCAAACCCATTCGCAGCGGTGGCATCAAGCGTGACTACGATCGATTGTTTTGGGAAGCAGAGTTCTATCTGCATTATGAGATTGCTGACAAAACTCTGGCTAGCGAGTTTGTCAAGTACTGTGCCAAGAATTTTAGTGTGCAAGACAGTCGTGTGCTCAAGAAGCTGCCTGACTACCACTTCAGCACCATAGGCAAGTACACTTACATTGCCAACAAAGGTGGCATACTCACGCAAGAACGAGCTGACAAGGTAGAGCAATACTACAACTCACTCTTGGAGAAGGCCCGCAAGATTGAGCAAGCTGAGGCGATTGAGAAAGAAGCTGAGAGCAAGAAGCCTGCGGCACCTGTTGTGAGTATTCAGGACCGCATGCGTGAGCAAGTGGGTGAACTTGCAGGTGAACTGGAATGGTCACTGGACCAGATTGTTGATGGCACTCTCACGCCCGAGAAGTTCGAGCCCTACAACATGATCAAATCTTACGAGGTGGATATCAAAGCCGCCCACGCCAAGATTCTGCGTGACATGTTTGAGCTGGGATACCAGGAAGCTCTGGAAGTTGTGGCATGGAAGGATGAAGATATCAAAGAAGGTTATGCACACCTGGACACGCCTCGCAAACGCAAGCAGATGGAAAAGTTTTATGATGTTCTGTTTGCGGCGCTGGACACGGTGATAAACGAAGCCAAGGCACATCGCAAGCCTCGCGTCAAGAAGTCACTCAACAAGACCAAGTTAGTGGAAAAGATCAAGTTCAAGGATTCAGAGTCCAGCCTGGGTTTGGCTAGCATCAATCCCGTGAGCATTATTGGCGCCAACGCACTGTGGGTGTTCAACACCAAGAACCGCAAGCTAGGCATTTACAGAGCTGAGCAAGGCATGGAGCTCAGTGTAAAGGGCACAACCATTGTGGGTTTTGATGCTGCTACTAGTACACAGAAGACCATCCGCAAGCCAGAGGTATTGCTCAAGGGAGCCGACAAGTTGGCCCGTACCAAAATTGACAAACTGTACAAGGAAGTCAATGCTTCAGAGACCAAGATGAATGGTCGACTGAACGAGCACACGCTATTGCTCAAGGTTTTCTGATAAATAACGGCATGGATGACATTGGGTATAAAGATCGGCAAGACCTCATACGAGAACTTCAGTTACGACTAGCAGACGGCATTGTTGATGTTGAACTGGATCGTGAGCACTATGATGTAGCAATCAAGCAAGCGTTCGGCAAATACCGCCAGATCAGTGGCGGTAGTGTGGAAGAGAGTGTGCTGTTTATCAGCACCAAACCTGACCAGGTTGAATATCAACTTCCCAGTGAAATCATGGAAATACGTCGCGTTTATCGCCGTGGCATAGGCACCAACAGCGGCACTGGAACAAACTTCGATCCTTTTGACGCAGCATACGCTAATGCTTATCTGTTGAGCGCCAGTGCTGGAGGTGGGCTGAGCACTTTTGACTTTTACTCACAGTGGAAGGAAACAGCCGGCAGAATATTTGGTGGTGAATACGACTTCCAATGGAATCACAACAGCAAAATTCTTCGTCTGTTGCGCAACGTCAGAGCAGAAGAAGACATACTGTGTATGTGCTATAACTATGTTCCAGAATGTGTGCTGCTCAAGGATGTGTACGCTAGCTTTTGGATAGCCAGTTATGCATTAGCGCAATGCAAGCTGATGTTGGGTGAAGCCCGCAGCAAGTATCAGAGTGGATTGCCAGGAGCAGGCGGCGCAATCACACTAAATGGTGAACAACTCAAGGCCGAAGGCCAGCAAGAGGTGCAAGATTTGCTAGAGTCTATAAGTAACATGGAGGAAGGAAACAGCCCTTTGGGTTTCACCATCGGATAATAACAGAGAGGACACACATGGTAATTGGTTTAGTTGGATTTATAGGTTCAGGAAAAGGCACCGTTTCCGACATTTTAGTTAAGCAAGGTTATCAGACTGATAGTTTTGCAGCACCCTTGAAGGATCTTTGCGCAGCAGTATTTGGGTGGCCTAGAGAGTTGCTGGAAGGTGACACCATGGAAAGCAGAGGCTTCCGTGAAACACCTGACATGTTTTGGAGCCGCAAGCTGGACATTGCCAACTTTACACCTCGACTGGCATTACAATTGTTGGGCACTGACATAATGCGCGACCATTTCCATCAAGACATCTGGTTGAACAGTCTGGAATATCGTTTCCACAAAACTCACAACGCCAACAAAGTCATAAGCGATTGCCGCTTTCGCAATGAGCTGAAAATCATACAGCGCATGGGTGGCAAAGTGGTTTGGGTACAACGTGGCAAACTGCCTGAATGGTACCAGACTGCATGTGACGCAACAGGCGGCAATGTGCTAGCAGAGCGCATCATGGAAACACGCCACGCTGATGTACATCGTTCCGAGTGGGACTGGGCTGGCTATCCTGTGGACAAGATCATCACAAATGATGGCTCCATGGAAGATCTCAACCACGCTGTGCTATCCATGATGAACGAGTTTGCCCAAACCAAGCTTCGCATGGTTTGAGGGTCTATTTATCGAAACCGTACGATCCTGATGTGCACTAAATCCGTTTAATACGTTTTTCTCCCGTTTTGTATAAATACCAGTATCCATAAACATATATCGGGAGAACAACATGGCAGAATTAGTATCACCAGGCGTACAGGTTACCGTCACTGACGAGAGCTTTACAGCCGGAGGGGGTCCTGGCACAGTACCTCTAATCATCATTGCCACCGCACAAGACAAATCTAGCCCTGACGGACTTGGTTTAGCAGAATTTACCACAGCAGCACAAGCTGGTGAAGTCAAGCTAATCACAAGTCAGCGTCAGTTGCTGGGCGGTTACGGCAATCCAGACTTTAAAACATCAGGCGGAACCCCGCTACACGGAAACGAATTGAACGAGTATGGTTTGCAGGCAGCGTTTAGCTACCTGGGCATTGCCAACCGTGCATACGTTCTACGTGCAGACATTGATCTGGATCAGCTGGAAGGAAGCTTTACACCTCCTAACAGCGCACCAGCAGACGGCACATATTGGCTAGACACTGCTCAAAGTGTACTGGGCATCAAAGAGTGGGACGGCACCAACTGGGTAGCACAGCCAGTGAGCATTTTGGATCCTTTGCAGACACAACGCACTGGGCCTGACACTGTTCGTCCACGTCCTAGTGCTGGAGTAGAAGGTAGTTTTGCAGCAGTAGTAGCCGACCCAGATGGTACCACATTGGACCAGATTGTGATCTGGGAAAAAATTAACAACGTATGGTTCGTGGTGGGCAGCAGCGATTGGATAGCTAACAAAGCTAGTGCCGATTTCCAAGTAGCTCCCCACACAGCTCTGCCAATTAGCCGTTCAGATAGCAGCTCTTTGGCAAGCGGTGATGTAATGCTACAAACCACAGCACCCAATAACGGTACAGTGCTGGAAGTAAAAGTTTATGACAGTGTAGCAGGACAATTTGTTACAGAAACAGTGGTTAACCGTGAGTTCTCTTTTGAGGCGTATGCAGTGTATACAGCAGCAGGCGGAGTAACACAGGGCGACCTGTGGGCTGACTTCGAATCAGATAGAGCTGTTATTCAAATCAAGCGTCACAATGGACAAGACGAGCTTGTTGTTGCAACTTATTCCTCTGAGATACTGGATCAGGAAATTCCAGAACTGGTTCTGCTAAACGGATCTAACGTAGCTCTGCGTGTTATTGTGAACGACAACAATGTGGAGAACGGCAACGCAGCTATTTTTGACATTATAGTATCTGACTCTGGACCAGGCAGCAACGTAACATACAGCAACTTCCTGGACCAGTTTTCAGCATCGCTTGGAGCAGCAGATCCTCTAGCTGAAGCATCTGACTTGGTGGTTCGTACAAACGGCACATCAATAGAGATTGTGAGCCGCAATGGGCGCAATGTGTACTTTGAGCCAGCTGAAATTGTTGGCTTTGGGCCTGGATCTGTTTTTATTGGTGACGAGACAAGTGACACTGATCCTGTGACGTTGAGCAACTTTGAAGAACTTAGCTACCAAGCTAGTGCAACTGAGTTGTTTGGTGGTGTTGCGGAAGGTGCATTGTGGTACGATTCACTAGTATCTAACGACAACATTGATATCTTGTACAATAACAACGGTACTTGGGAAACTTACTTTGGTGACATCAACGTTGCAGCAAGTGAGCCTTCAACACAAAGTGATGGTACACCACTTCAGGTGGGTGACCTTTGGATTAGCTCAGCTGATCTGGAGAATTACCCACAGGTGTTCAAGTACAGCGGAACAGCATGGGTACAAGTAGACACAACTGATGGTGAGACTGCCGACGGCATGGTGTTTGCTGATGTACGCGCAAACAGCGGAGCAACACTGGATGATGACGCACCACAAGTTACATTGTTCCCATACGGCATTTTGGTTTGGAACAAGCGTGGTAGTGGTGGTAACGTCAAGCAGTGGGACAGCGTGAACAACCGTTGGGTTGATTACTCAGGCAACAAGGCTGATGGTTCACCTTACATGTTGCGCAAGGCACAGCGCCGCGCAGTAGTACGCGCACTGCAATCAGTAGTTGCTACCAACACTGACATCCGTAACGAAGGCAACCGCTTCAATCTAATCGCATGCCCAGGTTACCCTGAGCTGTTGGACGAGATGGTTACCTTGAACGTGGATCGCAAAGAGACAGCGTTTATTGTGGGAGACACACCGCTACGTTTGAGTGCAGATGCAACTGAGCTACAGCGTTGGGCAACCAACCAGAATAACGCGAGCGAGACTGGTGAAGACGGTCTGGTAACACGTTATGTATACAGCGGCATTTACTACCCACCAGGACTGACTAGCAACATCGATGGCAACAACATCGTGGTTCCAGCTAGCACCTTGGCACTGCGCACCTTGGCGTTTAACGACCAGGTTGCCTTCCCATGGTTTGCACCAGCAGGCTTCCAGCGTGGTATCGTAACCAATGCCAGCAGCGTGGGCTATATTGACGCCGACAGTGGTGAGTATGTAGCAGTTAGCTTGAGTGAAGGACAGCGTGATAGCTTGTACCTGAACAGCGTTAACCCAATTGGCAGCTTCCCTAACCGTGGACTGGCTGTGTTTGGACAGAAGACATTGAGCCCCAATGCTAGTGCATTGGACCGCATCAACGTTGCACGTCTTGTTGTGTTCATCCGTGAGCGACTGGATGACATTGTCAAGCCATTCTTGTTTGAGCCTAACGATGAGATCACACGACAGAATGCCAAAGTTACGGTGGACCGCTTCCTGGGTAACCTGGTTAGCCAGCGTGGACTGTTCGACTTTGTGACTGTGGTTGATACCAGCAACAACACACCAGATCGTATTGATCGAAACGAACTGTGGATTGACATCGCCATTCAGCCTACCAAGGCAGTGGAATTCATCTACATTCCCATCCGTGTGCAGAACACATTGGGTTCCAACAACTAAGACAGTTGATTATCGCAAGATTCAACTGAACCAGTTAAGCCCTCCCGGAGGGCTTTTTCATGGCTAATAAAACGTATGTTAATGAAATTAAGCAAGTTCCGATAAATATCCATAAGTAAACAAGAACCCTTGGTTCGTAGGAGAGTAAAACAATGGCAAATATACCAACTGTAGAGACTCGCAGTAAATTTGGCGTACCAGTTACAGGTAATACCGGCACAGGTATCCTGATGCCCAAGTTGAAGTATCGCTTCCGCGTTACAATGCTTGGCGGCTTTGCTGGCGAGCCAGATGCACGAGTACTTACACAAAATGTGATGACAGTAGATCGTCCAACATTTAACACTGAGGAAGTAGTTCTCGATAGCTACAACTCCAAAGTATACATTCAGGGCAAGCACAACTGGGAGCCCATCAACCTTGCAGTGCGTGATGACATTTCAAACGCAGTGAGCAAGCTTGTGGGATCACAGGTACAGCGTCAGCTGAACCACTTCCAGCAGACCACCCCAGCAGCAGGCAACGACTACAAATTCGATATGCAACTTGAAGTATTGGATGGTACCAACGCAGGCGCTAGTGAAGTATGGTTCCTGGAAGGATGCTACTTGCAGAACGTTGCATATGATGGCAACGATTACTCAGTGAGTGAGCCTCTGATGATCACCATGACTGTGCGTTTTGATAACGCTACACACTATCAGGGTGACAATGATGTTAACGGACGAGTTAACAGCGGCAACCCATTCCCTGATACTGTTGACCTTAACACTATATCAGTCCAGGCGTAATACGCCTAAAGGAGTCAGTGCGTGAGTACAAGATTCAATAACAGACTTTTTGATGTATTTCAAGGAGAACGTAACTTCTACTTGCGCGACTTCCGAAACGGATTTCGATATCGTCCTGACGTAAACCCTCCGCGTCAAGCGTTCCAGGGTTACGTCAATTTTATATTCAACCGGAGCTTGTTCGGCTCATTGTTTGGTGACAATGACGACGGGTTCCGTTCGACTATTAGTAGCCTGGTGGTTAGTGCAGAATTGCCCAGTGCAAACTTCAAGACTGAAACACTCAACGAATACAATCGCAAGCGCATTGTGAACACTGGTGTGGAATACAATCCTGTAAACATCAGTGTATACGATACTGTGAACAATGAATGGTTGACTACCATCATGAAGTACTTCAGCTATCACTACATGGACCCACGCAACGAGCAAGGACCAGGTGATAGAGACATGCAACTGCCAGAGTTTGATCGCAGTGGAACCACCGCATTGGAAATGGCCAACACTGCATTTGGGAGATCCTCGGGCGGTCTACCTTGGGACAGCAACGCAGCAGGATACAATCCCAATGTATCAGCACATTTTTTCGAGAGAATTGATTATGTGATGTATCACAACGGTCGGGGTGTTCAGTACAGTTTGTTCAATCCAGTGATGACCAGCTTCAAGCCAGGCACAATTGATTACAGTGATAGCCAAGCATTGCAGTTTGCATTGTCATTTGAGTACGAACGCTTTACCACCTACAATGTCACAAACTTTGAGTTGGGACCAAAAGATTTGAACCGATTCGAAGATGCGTCACGCCTGAAGGGCCCAAGCTTTACGGAAGCACCAACAGTAGCCGTATCACAAAATTTGAATGTATTAGGAAATAACGAAGTCTTGAATTCCACTAGACAACGTACAGGACAGCCTGTCCCGAATCGGACACTCCCTGTTACGGAGCCAGCCCGCCCAGGACTGCCTGCAACATACAGCGTGGGTAGCACAACCGGAAGTCAAGAACCTGACATTGATCCAGTCACCGGCTTCTTGGGTGACCTAATTGATGACATCGCAACCACTGCCATTAACGGTGGTGACGTTCGTGACGCTGCTATCCGCCGTGGCATAGGCGGTCTCACTGGTATCATAAACGGCGCCTTTAACGCTGATCCAGATGCGCAGGCAAACGAAACAGAGATAGCACGTAACCAAGGCGGGGAGCCATAATGTCAGAAAAACTTTATGTAACGTTTGGTAACGAGCGCAAGTACCGCATCACGCAGAGCACTCTGACTCAGTTCTTGGAGAACTCCACCATCCCGTTTCCGCTGCCAGAAGCCACAAGTGAGTTGTTGGCAAGTTTTGCACAGCCAGATGCAATTGATCCAGTGCAACTGACCACAGTTAAGACGCGACTGGAGAGCATAGGTTTTGGTGAGCCAGCAGCACGTACCATGGCCAGTGTGCTGATACAAGTGGCACGTGAACAGGGTGTGAGCCCCATGGAATACTTTGAAGTAAACGATGCCAGTCTGAAATTGACTCGTGATGCGTATCAGATCATAAACGAATTGCGTCCGAGCGGTAACCGTATTGGGTTAACGGCACCACTCAACAATCGCCGCAGCAGGTTTAGCCAACAGATACAGCCATGAGCAAGTATCAGCAGGGAACGTACCAAGTACAAGACCCCACAAAGTATGTTGGTACCCAAGCGCCAGTATACCGCAGCAGTTGGGAATTGGCTTTTTGCCGCTTTTGTGACAACCATCCCAGCATACTCAAGTGGGCTTCCGAAAATATCAAGATTCCATACTTCAATCCCATAACTAGCCGCTACGCTAATTACATACCGGATTTCATGATCCAGTATCAGGATAAAAATGGAACAACACATGTCGAAGTCATCGAAATCAAGCCAAGCAAAGAGACTACTATGGAGAATGCTGGTAGGAGTAAAAAGGCACAAATCCAGGTGGCCGTTAATGCCGCTAAGTGGACAGCAGCACAAGAGTGGTGTAGTCGTAAAGGAATTAGATTCAAGGTCATTAACGAAGATCAAATCTTCAAGACCAACAAGAAGCGAAATCCCAGAAAGCGAAAGTAGCGAAGCATAAATATCGTTATGACAAAACGACTAGAAGAAGAATTTAACCTACCTCCAATCGACGAGAGTGACATACCCTCAAGCGATGACATTCAGCATGACATTGTGGAAGTTGAAGACGCCATCTCGATTAGCGAGAAAATCAATAGTGCCCTGAGTCAGGTGCGTGGCATGGAAGCACATGATGGCGAGATGGATGAAATTGCTCGAGAAGCCATGGAAAGCTATCAGGCTCTCATGAGTTTGGGCATGAACATGACAGACATGGCAGCCGGGCCAGTGTTGAACAACGCAGCAACCATGCTCAAGATTGCCCTGGAAGCCAAGGACAGCAAAGTAACTCGCAAGCTCAAGCAGATTGACCTCATGCTCAAGAAGGCCAATCTGGACCAACGTGACACTTCTCGCAAGCCCGAAGCAGAAGACATACCAGCTCAAGCTCTGGATCGCAACGATCTTTTGAAAATGTTGAGCAAAAAGGATTCCGATTCCGATAAATAGTTGTATAATTTTGGAGATTACGACTATGAATTTCAAGGACTTTCTCGCTGAGAGTTTCACCAAAGAGTATGCTTACCGCATCAAATTTGCTGCTGACTGTGGGTCAGATCAAATGACCATGATTGAGCAATGCTTGAGCAAGTATAACTTTGTGAGCGCAGCACCCTTTAACCGCACTCCAATCCAAGAAAACCCCAGTGAATTTGTTCGCTTGAAAGGCATCAAGTGCACATCAGAAGTTTGCAGCACTGACGTGGTACTCAAGTACCCGGCCAATCCACGCATATTGGAAGTATGGCTTGCAGTAAACATGGGACTGGATCATGAGCGTGTGTTGTGCTACGGCATCAACGAGCCACGCAGAGTGCACAATGAACTAGCAGCAGAGCGAATGGCTAACGATGTGGATCGTATGCCCAACATGGATGATGCTGTACTGGCTAATGAAGATTTTGAACACGATACATACGCTGCTCAAATCGAAGTAGATGAAGTGGCTGGCATGTATGGCGAAGATTACAACGACAAGTTCCTGGCGGAACTCAAGCGCATCCGTGACGAGAAAGGCGCAGATTACTTCCGCGCCTACCCCACCAAAGATGAGCTCATGGGAGACAATTTGCGTCCCATGTGGGATGACCTTCACAATGGTACCAACATGGGCCAGGGTCGTGAAACTGAAAAGACTGTTAGCGTTAACGATCAAAATCTAGGGAGCCGATAATGTCTTCTTTGGATAACATGCAACACATGCTCAATTTGATGGAATCATCATTTGCTGATCAGGACACTGCGACGTTTACACAAACCAAGCATGTGGGCAACGGGCAGGTTAGCATTACTGCAAGTGGTGCTGACATGGCGGAGATACAGCAATTGCTCAAACTTGCTGGCGTTCATGGGGACGCACAAGTAATAGCACCCAACCAGTTTGAACCTGAACCCTGTGATATACCACCAGAAGATGACTGTGGTGATTGCGAGTCACCAGTTGATAACATGGGCGCGTCTTATTCAGTGGATGCAGACGCAATACAAAAAGTCTTAAGTGCCAAATTGGGCGCTTTTAGGTAAGAAAACTCACAAGGAGAGTACACATGGAAACAATAGTAGCATACGGAATTGTAGCCGTTATAGTTGTCGGTACAATTTATTACATTCGCAAGCGTCGCGAAGAAAGCAAAAATCGTCCACCACAGCAAGGTGGCAGTGGCGGCGGTGGACGCAGCGACAACAATTCACAGCTAAAGTAACAAATGCATGATCTATTTGTTAATGGAACATGCATAGCAAGTGGATGGGGACGCGGTAGTGAACCTATTGCGTCCCTCAACAATCCTAGCTGGATACATGCATTCGCAAATCAGCTTAGTTTTTCCAATCTTTGGAATCATTCTTTAAACAACAAACCCACTGAAATGTCTGTGCAAGACACCATGGGTTTTTGCACACAATATTTCGAACGTTATAAAACATACAGTGAGCTTTTTGTTATAGTTGAATTTACAGGTCCCCAGCACATGCTTTGGAAATCGTTGGATTACACAATTAACGGGTCAATTGTAACTCCAGTGGTATCACAAAAGTCTCCAGAACTTGTTCCCAACACCCCTGAACCACACGAACACTACCAGTCAGTGTTTGTCCGCCATAACAGCAAAAAAGACTACTTGGGGCAGAAACGACTGTGGGAGCATGTGAGTCCTAGGCATATCCCTCAGCATGCATTGCACCGACACTACGAACAAGTTGCTCGGCACCATGAGCAGTTTGCAGGAATTTTTGCACGACAGATATCTCATTGTTACAGCCATGTTACTCAACTCATGCGATGGTTGCAAGAACGAAATATTGCGTATTTGTTTAACTGGGCGACTGGAACACATCCATCGTTTATTCGTCTAGTTGATCGTGCATTTAAGAATGTGGGCCCACGCTTGATACCCATGCACATGTACACTGGATTTAGCAAAGGAGTGGAGTGGAGCGAGAAACCATTCTGGGATCATCCAGACAGCATAGGACAGCAGCGCATAGCACACTTTATGAAGAACTATGTTTTGGAGCATAATTTGTTTCAAGCACCACAAAAAAGCATTGCAGCAGCATAAATAGAACTATGAGTACAAAAGGAACAGCAGACACAACTCTAGTCAAACAGGCCTTTAAACAAGATCATTACACAGCTGAAGAACTAGAGCACTTTCAAAAATGTTGTGACCCCATAGACGGGCCACTGTACTTCATGCGCAACTTTATGTGGATTCAACACCCCACTAAAGGACGCATGCTTTTCGAACCTTACGAATATCAGTTAGCCCTAATCGAAAACTATGTGCACAGCAGACGCAGCATCAACATGATGGGACGTCAGCTGGGCAAGACCACTGTGGCTGCAGGATACCTGTTGTGGTACGCCATGTTCCGAGCAGACAGTGAAATCTTAATTGCCAGTAACAAAGGTAAGAACGCATCAGACATCATGCGGCGTGTGCGTTTTGCTTATGAAAACTGCCCAGACTATATTCGTGCTGGCGCCACAGAATACAACAAAGGAAGCTTGAGCTTTGACAACGGTTCGCGCATTGTTGCTGAAACAACCACAGAGACAACAGGCCGAGGAATGTCCATCACACTTGTATACTTGGACGAGTTTGCATTTGTGAAACCCAATATTGCAGGCGAGTTTTGGACCTCATTGTCGCCCACACTTGCTACAGGTGGTAAGTGTATTATCACCAGCACACCCAACAGTGACGAGGATCTGTTTGCCACCATCTGGAAGGGTGCTTGTGATAAGTTTGATGAGTATGGTAATGAGTTTGAAACAGGACTGGGCAAGAACGGTTTCCGTGAATACAAGGCTATCTGGAGTGCACACCCTGATAGAGATGATGCCTGGGCAGCAGAAGAACGTAGCAGTATTGGCGAAGAAAAATTCCGTCGTGAACACGAATGCTTGTGCGGTGACAGCAAAGTAACAATTCAAATGCCTGATGGTGAAATCCGTGAGGTAACTATCGTGGAACTTGAAGCATTGTTGAGTTCGTAATATTGGACGAAACAGATAAATAACCATGAGACTAAAAGACATAGACAAAACATTTACTGAAGGGTTTGACGGCTATATGTGGCGCGACCCTGATGCAGGTGAAAAAGTTGAAGATGGAGTAATAAAGTCTGATGATAAAGCACAAGCACCACGTGATCCCAAGACACGCAGGCGGAAGCGACGCCCCAGAAAATCTAGTGGAACTCACGATTGAAGAACATGCTGAAGCGCACCGTGAGTTATATGAAAAACACGGACGCTGGCAGGATAAAGTCGCATGGTTGAGTCTAGCAGGTAAAATCGGGCACGAAGAAAGATTGTTTGAGATTGCCCGCAACAGTAATCTGGGTAACCCAACAAACTATAAGCATGATCCTGAAATGATTGAATACTTACGAGAAATCAAGATGGGCGATAAGAATCCAATGTACGGCAAGGCAGCACCCAATCGCGGCGTGAAGCGCCCTGGTGTAGGTGGTCGCAAAAAAGGCTCAGGGTGGAGCGAACAAGAACGTCAGGAACGTATGACAGCCAGAGAAAAGCACGGTTATGAATACCTCAAAGATTCTGAACGGGCTCGCAAGATAAGCGAAGCAACAAAGGGACGAACAGGTTCAGCAACAGGAAAAACTTGGTTTACGAACGGCGACATAGAGACATACGCGGTAGAGTGTCCAGAAGGATTCCGCGCTGGTCGAAAGCCGGGGCGTAAAAGTAACAAGAAAGGCATGCGCTGGTACAATGACGGCACAGCAAACAAACAATTTCGAGATGGTGAAGTACCAGAGGGATTTACCCGTGGCAGAATTAGTAAAAAACGATAAAGGCATCAAGATACTCACTGATAGTGGGTTTAGTGATTTCGATGGTGTAATCAAAAAAGGCACCAGGGATACTGTCTGCGTGGAGTTAGATGATGGTAAGGTTATCTATTGTACTCCTGATCATGAGTTTCTCACAGAAGCAATGGTTAGAGTCGCAGCAAAAGACTTATCTCTAGAGCATAACATAATCGTAAAAGAAACTACAGCCAAGGTAAAAAACATAAGCCAGCATCAACTGGAAGAAGTTTACGACATATACAATGTGCATCAGGGTAATCGTTTCTACGCAAACGGTGTACTGGTTTCCAACTGTGAATTCATCATCTTCGAAGAGACACTTATTGATCAGCTGATGTTGGTTGATATGCAGGGAGTTGATCCAGCGCAAAAGATTGGCCAAGTGCGATGGTACAAGTACCCAGACCCCAACAGCACTTATGTGGTGAGCTTGGACCCCAGCACTGGAACAGGCGGCGACTATGCAGCTATTCAGGTCATAGAGATGCCCAGCATGATGCAGATTGCTGAGTGGCAACACAACAAGACTCCTGTGGAAGGACAGGTTAAATGCATGATGGAAATACTGCGCTACTTAGAAGACTTCGGGTGTAGCAGCATGTATTGGAGTGTGGAAAACAACAGCATAGGCGAAGGTGCACTGGTGGTTATCCGTGACACTGGTGAAGAATCATTCCCGGGCGAGATGCTCCACGATCCACACAAGGTAGCTGGACGCCGAGGTCGGTTGGGATTCCACACCACAGCCAAGAGTAAACTGGAGGCATGCCTGAGTCTCAAGCGATACATTGAGACTGGCAAGCTCAGAATATACAGCAAGGTATTGATCAAAGAGCTCAAGGGCTTCGTGGCCAAAGGACAGAGTTTTGCAGCTAAACCAGGCGAACATGATGACACTGTAATGGCACTGGTGTTAGCCATCCGCATGATCAACTACATTGCCACATTCGAAGACACAATCTACGATGTTATCAACAGCAATCTGGCTGGTGACGCTCTAGATGACTATCTTGACGAGTTCGACTCTCCCATGCCGGTCAGTTTCTTGTAAATCCGATAAATATACACATACAAGGAGATTTACATGGCAGTTAATGTTGCTACTGTGGCAGAAAACATATTCAACTTGCTCAAAGGATACGGCTACGACGTCACCAGTTATGACGACGAGGGCAAGGTAGTCTTTGACCCCACCACAGCAACCCGCTTTGCAATAAGCTCACCCAACATACTGGTGCGTATAGATGAGGCTGAACAAACAGTCAGCCTGAGTGTGCACCGTGAGCAGGATGAGGATGAGATTGATCGCTTGCGTGAGCAGCTCAAGAAAGTTGTAACCAAGTACATGTACACCTTTGACTTTGGTATATTCGGCAAACGCCTGGAACCCAAAGCCTCCGAAAAAATAGACATTGAAAGGAAACGTAACGAGATGGAAGAATCAATTAATCGCCTGCGACATCTAGCTGGGCTGCCTGTGGTAGACGAAGCTTTCTCACCCGAGATGAAAGCCACTTTAAAGAAATATACAAACGAGCCCCGCAAGCCAGGAATGTCTAAAGACGTTGCTTCGGATAAGTTAAGCAAGCATCTTGGCAAAAAGAATAAACGCAAACAGGCCTCTTTTGATGAAAGCCAAGAGCTTGAAGAAGGTCTGTTGAACGACATGTTCCAGTCTATCTACTATGCGACAGGTAAACTGTTGGACAAACTGCCTGTTATTGGTGACAAGCGTGAGCAAAAGCGCATTGTGGCACACCGTAACAATTTCATGCAGACCATGACAGATGAAAAAATTCAATCATGGCGCGAGGAGTTGCGTTCCACTCTCAAGAGTGATCACTCAGCAAGCGAGCGTATGTTTACGCAACGTTTTGAAATAGTAGCCAAGCGCATACAAGCAGCCAAGCAAGCCAACGATCCAAAATCATACACCAACGCAATTGGCGGTCTAACCAGAGCAACTCGTGATTTGGAAAAAGCAGTCAAGAAGTCCAACACTGGTGTACAGCAGCGCAGAGCAGCAGCAAAACGCAAAAAGCGCATGGGCGAAAGTGAGTGTGCAACATGCCACGGCACAGGATACGAAATGGTTCGTGATCCAGGTGATGGTCAAAAGTACAAGGAAGTGTGCACAGATTGCGACGCAGCCAAAAACAAGGGTAAGTCAAAAGGTATTGGAGAAACTCGTAACCCACTCAAGCGACTAGCGCGAATAGGTCACGAAGCATCCGATGATCTATTCTTTAGTAAGGGGCAGTTTGAATTATGGCATGATAAGAAAGGTTCTGAGTATCCTGCTATGGACAAGGATCCAGATGGTAGAGTTTATGCCGACAAGACTAGCGACCCTAAAAAGCTAGTTCGCTATGTCAAGTCAGCGTTCAAACCAGGCGCCAAAATTTGGATTTCTAATTACGGAAACAAAAAAGATCCTGTATACCTAGCGGGCATCGAGGCACTAATAGACGCTGGCTTTAATGTAAAAGCAGACGGAGAAAGCCCCAAGCAAGGAGAACTACCGTTGGACGAGCCCAAACAACCAACAAAAGGACAACAAGATATGTTTGATGATAGTGTTATGGAAGGATTTGGAAGCATGTATGGTGGTGCCAAGACCAGTTACCAGCCACTGGGTGATGTCAAGCTAGTGGTCAAGCACCGCAAAGCTGTTAATGAAGAGTCACGTGGTGCGCGTAGCCGCAACATTCAGAGCATCTACATCCAGCGTGGCGAAGAGCGGTTCAAGATGCAAGAGAACAATCTCAAGGCAGCCCGTGCCATGGCACGACACCTACAGCAAGGCGGCGAGATGCACGACTCCATAGGTGAAGCCATCGTGGATATGGCAGTTGAGCAGCGCAAGTTGAAAGAGTTTGTTCGCTACGTGAACAGCAAAGGTTTGGTAAACGAGACCAATTCAGAGTATGTGCAGATTGCTCGTGAGAACATGAATGACATCAAACACAACTTGGATCAACTGTGTGGGGTCAAGACCTATGCTCGCGCAGTGGAAAGTGTCACCAACTATCGTAGCCTGGAAATACTGGAAGACGATATCGACCTGGAAAGCAAGTTTACTGAAACTCACTTTGACGAAAGAGTAGCAGGCGCCACACAGGCATTGAAGCACAGCATTGCCAAGCGCAACAGCTATCGCAGCACAATTGAAAATGCCATCCAGAACGAAAACTTCGAAAGCTTGAAGAGTGCATTGCGTGAGACAGACGGAGTGGTGCAATACAGCAGCCCGCAAGCACAACTGAGTCATCAGGTTACCATGATGGGTGATGCAGCACAGGACAGTACCTTGCGCAACCATTTGCATGGCATTAGCAAGCGACTGGACAGCGGCGAGCGCCTGAACGATTTCGATTACAAAACTGTGAAAGGTTGCCTGTACAATGCCAGCCAAACACATCCAGCAACGGAGAGTGTGGACACCGTGGGCCAACTGGCCGAAGGATACGAAAAGTTCCTGAGCGGATTTGACATGTATTAAGACCATACACATGGTTTCAAAACGAGCCCGTTTTATGCGGGCTTTTTTGTGACTGAGCATAAATAACATTGTCAAAGCAAAAGGAAACTGGATGATCCAGTTTTCCTAAAAGTGGACGCATTTATGTTGACGCTGCTTTGTCTTGTATTATACTAGTGGAGCATTAGCACCACGCACATAGGAAAACATGGCAAACATAGGAGAAATAATATCATGGGATCTATAGCAGACATCCGAGCCAAGCTCGAAGCAATGGAAGCAAAAACTTCCGGCAAATCACGTAACACCAACACTGACAAAACCCTCTACCAGCACTGGGACATTGAGACAGATCAATCTGCACTCATTCGTTTCCTTCCTGATGGTGATCCGAACAACGTATTCTTTTGGGCAGAGCGCCTGATGATTCGTTTGCCGTTTCCAGGTATTGTAAGTGATGACCCAGAAAAGCAAAAGAAGCCAATTACTATACAAGTGCCTTGCGGCGAAATGTATGGTGACAGTTGCCCTGTACTCACAGAGATTCGTCCTTGGTTCAAGGACCCCACACTGGAAGACCAGGCGCGCACATACTGGAAGAAGTATAGCTATATCTTTCAGGGCTTCGTGACAGAAAACCCCAGCGAAACAGAAGATGACTTTCCAGAAAATCCAATTCGCCGTTTTGTGATCAACAAGCAAATTTTCAATCTGATCAAGGACGCCCTCATGGATCCTGACATGGAAAATATTCCTACTGACTATGTCAACGGTACTGACTTCGTCATCAAGAAAACTGCGAAAGGCCAGTATGCTGACTATTCTACTTCAAAGTGGGCACGTAAAGAACGCGCACTCACTGAGGAAGAGTTGGCTGCAATTGATGAGCACGGGCTTAACAACCTGAGTGACTTCTTGCCAGAGCGTCCTAGCGCAGAGCACTATGCTGTGATCAAGGAAATGTTCGAAGCAAGCGTGGACGGCGAGCTTTACGATCCAGAGCGTTGGGGTAACTTCTACAAGCCTTACGGTCTTGAAGTACCTGCATCAGCAGCTACTCCTGGACTTCAGAAAACTGAAGCACCCAAGGCAGCAGCAAAGCCCAAGGCGGCACCGGCAAAAGTTGAAGAAGCTGAAACAGATGACATTCCCTTCGAAGTTGAAGAGAAAGCACCTGCGAAGACAGAACCAGCTGCTGGTCCCAGCAAGAGTGCTGATGACATTCTAGCCATGCTGCGCAAGCGCAAGCAAACTGAAGAATAAGGAGTAACACAATGCAGAAGCCCTTCGATCTATCGAAGCTGCGCGGTGACCTGACCAAAAGTATTTCAGGAATCAGTGCGGGCTTTCACGACCCACGTGACTGGGTTTCAACTGGCAACTACACTCTGAACTATCTAATCAGCGGGGATTTCCATCGTGGAATCCCCCTTGGTAAGGTGTCAGTATTTGCCGGTGAATCCGGATCAGGTAAAAGCTTTATTTGTTCAGGCAACATTGCCAAGAACGCACAGGACTTGGGATGCCAAGTGGTGCTGTTTGACAGCGAGAACGCTTTGGATGAAGACTGGCTCAAAGCACTGGATGTAGATACAAGTCCAGAGCGACTTCTCAAGATTTCCGTAAGCATGATTGACGACGTGGCGAAAGCCATGAGTGAGTTCATGAAAAGCTACAAGGCTGCTTATGGCGATCTTGAATATGACGAAATGCCCAAAGTACTGTTCGTTGTGGACAGTTTGGGAATGTTGTTGACACCCACTGATGTTGACCAGTTTAACAAAGGTGACATGAAAGGTGACATGGGACGCAAGCCCAAGGCGTTAACGTCTTTGGTTCGTAACATGGTCAACCAGCTTGCACCTTACCCAGTGGGAATCGTGGCAACCAACCACACATACGCTAGCCAAGACATGTTCGATCCTGATGACAAGATCTCAGGCGGACAAGGTTTTATCTATGCTAGCAGCATCGTGGTGGCCATGCGCAAGCTCAAGCTCAAGGTAGATGCAGACGGCAACAAGACTTCGCAAGTACACGGTATCCGTAGTGCATGCAAGGTCATGAAGAGCCGTTACAGCAAACCTTTTGAGAGTGTGCAGGTTGAAATTCCTTATGAATCAGGCATGAGCCCTTACAGCGGTCTACTTGAACTGTTTGAAGCTCGTGACATCCTGGTCAAGAACGGTAACAAATTGGAGTACGTGAGCCCTGTTACTGGTGAAGTCATCAAGGAGTTCAGGAAAGGCTGGACTGATGACAAACTTCAGGTAATTATAGATGAATGGAATGCCAACCCTGTGGCAGCAGAGCTTGATGAAATACCCGAGCCTGATGTGATTGAGGATGAAGTTCCAGAACCTGAAGGAGAGGAATAAGAAATGGGCCCAGAAGTTGCACTACTCACAGAAGTGTGGGACATTGTAAAAAATCATGTGCACATCAACGAGCGTCACGATGTTTGTGACGCTTTGTTGAGATCGATTGACGAGCATGTGGGTCTTCCAGAGGAGGATCTTAACATGCACAAAAATGAATTCGATCGCATCATGAAGGCCGCCATCATTGAGTACTTGGGCGATGATGAGCTTAATGAAGACGACACAGACGAAGAGTGGTAAAATAACCCGTGAGTACCTGGTTTAACGCGGTGGTGGACGATATGTCCACCATTGTTGATTGCATAGATTTCTATGAGATTGAATTAGACGAAGCTAAAACTGAAGTCCGTATACGTGGCACACTGGAACGAAACAGTTCGCAACTTCCGGGCATCACTGAGAATCGTTTTAATCAGCTTCAAGAAATCGAAGCCATTCTGGAACACTTGAACATTTTGCTGCGCAAAGAGCGCAGTCATGTTTTTAGAAAATATTTGGAAACTTACAACAGACAACTCAGTAGCCGTGATGCTGAAAAGTATGTGGATGGTGAAGACAGCGTCATTAATCTCACCCAACTTGTCAATCAATTTAGTCTTTTGCGTAATCGATATCTGGGCATACTTAAAGGCCTGGACGTAAAGCAGTGGCAAATTGGACATATCACCAAACTGCGAACAGCAGGACTTGAAGACATTGTGATTGACTGATGATTGAACTCACAACCCCAGCACCCATGGTGCCCTGGCAAGAAGTAGCAGTAGGATATTTTGAGATATTTCTCACGGTGCTGCTTCACCCTCCGGTCTTTATGACCGTGCTAATATCCATACTGATATATCAGATATGGAGCAAAATTCGGTAGTTGACAGCGTTCCATTATACTGTATTATAAATACAGTGGAGAGGACACTACAATGATTGAATTTGACATGCAAGAACTACGTGATGCCATCAGTGCATCAGCACCTGACAGCTCTGTCTACATCGGAGCAGACTCCAAGGTATTCAGCAAAGGTGGTGTTGCCATGGTTGCTTATGTTACCGTGGTGATTCTGCACCATGGGTCAAGCAAAGGCGCACAAATCTTCCGATCGCATCGAACTGACCGTTACTACGGACAGATCCGTACTCGTCTGATGGCTGAGGTTACTGACGCCATCATGGTGGGCACAGAGATTGCTGACGTGATACAGGATCGCGGCTTTGAAATCCACCTGGATATCAACCCAGATCCCAGATACAAGAGTTCGGAAATTGTCAAGGAAGCAACAGGTTATGTGCTGGGCACAATGGGTTTTGAGCCCAAGATCAAGCCAGAAGCATTTGCGGCCAGCTGTGTTGCGGATCGTTGGGCCGTGAAAGATGCTCGCAAGCGTCAGGATTCACCTGCTCAAAAGCGTAAAGCACTAAAAACCAAAAAGCGGTAAGATATCATGGACACTATTATTGTTGGAGACCTGCACGGTCAGGTCGAGATAGCTCGTCGGATTCTGAAAGCCACCAAGGGGCACTATAACGTGGTGTTCGTGGGGGACTATCTGGACAGCTTCACGCGCACTCCGGAAGAGCAGTTCGACACGATCACTACCGTGGTGGGCGCCGCCCGTTTCGAGCCTGAGCGTGTGACTGCTCTGCTGGCCAATCATGAGCGCAGCTATCTGTATGATGAGCCCTGTGCTGGCTGGAACAGCCATACACACGAGCTGGTGAACTACTACCGCGATGTCTTCCGTGAGACCCTTAAGGACTATGTCTGGGTGGGCGACATCCTGGTAACTCATGCTGGGGTAACGCTGCAAGCCATACCTTACAATCCTGAGGCAGATGACTACCGTCCACTCGTGGAAATGTTTTTACACGGACCCAATCGCACCATGTGTGGCAGAGCTCGTGGGGGGCGTGACCCTGTGGGTGGCATCTACTGGTGTGACTTCAACTACGAGTTTGAGCCTATCCCTGGCATTCGTCAGGTGTTTGGTCACACTCGTGGTAACGGTATCCGCACCAAGGGTGAGAACTGGTGCATTGACTGCCTGGAAGATCGCGATAGCGCGTTACTATTGATACGTGAGGATGGCACTGTGGACCAGATCCCCTTGCTAGATCTTATTGGCTGATGGGTGAAGAGCACATAAAAATATATCCAGGTGCACTGAGGCAAATCGTTACCAACTTTACTAGTTTATGCGATTTGCCTTTTTCAAAAGCCAAGGTAACTGACAGCTACAGCAACAGCCTGAGTTTAAACCGCAGAGCACATGTAACGGCAACAATTCACGATCATGATATCACGGCCGGTTTACGTGGACTTTTTGAGAGCTACGCAAAAGAGTTTGATATTTCAGTCGACCTAAGTGAAGATTATCGAGCATTTGTCACACGGTATAGCGGAAGTGATGCTGGTAACTTTGCTTTACACACTGACACTATATTTGGGCATTCAGTAATCCGTAAAATAACACTAATAGCGTTACTTGACGACGATTACCAGGGCGGTGATCTCATGGTTCTGGGCAAGCAGCGGGATTTGAGCCCAGGTGATATCATCATGTTCCCTGCCATATATCCACATGAAGTCAAGATGGTCACGAAGGGTGTTCGTCATTCATTGGTAGCCTGGTGCTTGGGACCAGCTTGGCGCTAATTTATCCAGGGGCTTGACAAACACGACCGTTCTGCTATCATGGATGCTTACTGAATAAGGAGTAGGCCATGAACATTCACAAAGCAATGCAAATCTTTGAAGACAATGCCTTTCTGGTGTTAGGTCGTGATGAATGGAATGAGGTCACCCGTGGTTTGCTGGCTGTCCTGGATGCTCAGCGAGCTGAATCATCATGGGCAAACGATGTGGATCGACAGGGCGGTAGCTTCAGTGATGCTGAAATTGCTCGTCATCGCGACAAAAGCTGGCGATAGCTAAGTGCTTGATTTCATTGGATATTTTTCTTCAACAAAATCAAGCACTTATAATCTCGGCATGATTTGCGTAGAATAAATGCTCTAATCTACGCAAAAAGTTGGCCGAAAGTGTTGACATATACGGTCGTTTTGCTATCATAAGTACATAGGTTAACAAAACGGAGTAAAGAACATGAAAGCACTTACTACTCGACAAGCAGCAGCCCTTGAGACTCTCAAGCAGGGCGGAAAAGTAGACAAAGGCATGCTTATTGCCCTGGCTAACAAAGGCTACGATGTTGGTGTGTCAAAGGTAGTTGACACTCCTGTGGTACCCAACGAGAAGTACGTGATTTACAGCCCAGAAAACAACAACCGCATGGTGCGGGTACGTGGAAACGGTGCTGGAGTGCTCAAGGACGCTATCTACGCTACGCAGGGCGCTGCGAAAGCTGCTCTGACGCGCATGAAGGGCAAAGCTGCCCAAGCTCGGCTCGAAGGAAAGCGTGTTCCTCAGCTCTGTGAGGGCGTTGAACAGTTTGTGATCGAGCCTATGAGCGGCTATCTTGCGCTGAACCGTACAGTGACCCGCAAGAACTTCATGACTGGTGAGGAGTTCCAGGAAGACGTGAACACCCCTTACTACTGCTCACCCAGCTCAGAAACTTACTGGTCAGCGTAAAAAAGTTAAAAAACCTGTCAGAAGTGTTGACAGACCGTGAAAATTTGCTATCATATATGTGTTGTTTAGTTATTTGTGCTGTGGGAGGCACTACATTATGAATTCAACTATCCGTATTATCCGAGGCACTTACGCTAACAAGCCAGTAGAGAACGAGGTGTTCACACTGGTGCGTGGTGTTTCTCATGGCAAGAAAGGTATGTTTGTCACTGTTGACGGTGCCAAACTTACTGGTGATCCTGCCCGTAACTGTCGTGTGCTCATTGAGAGTGTGCAAGATGTCGTGATTGACGGTGCGCAAGCTGCTCCAGCAGAGCCTGAAGTTGTCGAGACTGACGCTGAGGCAATGGACCGCATCCGCGCCCGTTTCGCTATCCTGGATCAGATGAGCAATGCTGTCGCTGATGGCATTGTGCGTGGACTGGTTATTAGTGGTCCTCCTGGTGTTGGTAAGTCTCACGGTGTTGAGCAGATCCTGGACCTTTACGAGGCGCAAGCCAAGATGGAAGGTTACAAGGGTCCTGGCTTGACTGAGGTTGTCAAGGGCAGCATGACTCCCATTGGCTTGTACAAGACACTGTACAACTCCAGCAGCAAGGGCGAAATCCTGGTGTTCGATGACTGCGATACCATCCTGTGGGATGAGCAGTGCCTGAACATGCTCAAGGCTGTACTGGACTCAGGCAAGAAGCGTCGAGTGACTTGGAAGTCCGAGAGCCGCGCGCTCAAAGAAGAAAACATTCCTGACGCGTTCGACTTCCAGGGTGGCATCATCTTCATCACCAACCTGGACTTTGAGAACTGCTCCAGCAAGAAGATTGCTCCTCACCTGGAAGCACTAATGTCTCGCTGCCACTACATTGATCTCGAGATGAAGGACTTGCGTGATCGCTTCCTGCGCATTGAGCAGATCATCACAGACGGCATGCTTAATGAGTACGGCTTTGGTGATGAAGGTGATCTGGAGTTGGTGACCTTTATGAAGGAAAACGGTGCCCGACTGCGTGAAGTGTCGCTGCGCATGGTGCTCAAGATTGCCGATCTCAAGAAGATGACTGACAACTGGAAGGAGCTCAGCGAAGCAACGTGTATGAAGCGCCGCTAACTCCCACCTCTAGCGAGCTTCCCTCCCTGGGGCAAATGCCCCGGGGAGTTTTTCATATATAAAGGAAAAGAATGAACTGTGTATTAGAGATTTCAGACGAAGTAAACGTTCGCTTCCAAGGACTGGACGCTGGCACCAGACGCAAGCTCACCAGCGCAGTGGAGTTCTTCCTGCCACATGCCAAGTTCACTCCTGCTTACAAGCTGGGACGCTGGAACGGCATGAGCAGCCTGTGTGATGTGGGTGGGCGTACATACTTCCACCTGTTGGATCAATTACTGCCCATTGTAATGGATGCAGACTATGAGCTGGAGGTTGTGGATCGGCGACAGAAATGGGACCTGTCCCTGGACGCTGTTCAAGAAGACAGCTTCAGCCACATCATGTGGCCACCCAAACATCGTTTTGCAGGGCAGCCCATCATGCTGCGTGACTATCAGGTCACAGCCATCAACAACTTCCTGGAGAACCCACAGAGTGTGCAGGTCATGGCTACTGGTGCTGGTAAGACCATAGTCACAGCCGCCCTGTCAGAGCGATGTGAGAAGATAGGGCGCACCATTGTAATCGTGCCCAACAAGGATCTGGTGGTACAGACAGAGAAGGACTACATCAATCTAGGGCTGAACGTGGGCGTGTTATATGGCGACCGCAAAGACTACGACCGCACCCACACCATCTGCACCTGGCAGAGCCTGGAAGTCATGCGCAAGAAGACCAAGGCTGGGGAAGCCCCCATCGACATTGACGTGTTCCTGGACAACGTGGTTTGCATCATGGTGGACGAGGTACACAAAGCCAAAGCAGACGTGCTCATGGAGCTTCTGACAGGCCCGTTCGCCAACGTGCCCATACGCTGGGGTCTCACGGGCACCCTACCAGAAGAAGAACATGAGAAGCTCAAGCTACTGGCTACGCTGGGTCCATGTGAGGGAGCGCTCACAAGCGCAGAGCTACAAGACATGGGGGTGTTAGCCCGGCTAGACATCAGTGTGTTGCAACTACAAGACGTGGTACGCGAGTTCAAGAATTATCAGGAAGAGCTCAAGTGGTTGACCACAGACCAGGGCAGACTCAGAGCCCTGAGCGACATCGTGAATCAGTATGCGCAAAACGGTAACACCCTGTTGTTGATTGACCGCATTGCCACAGGAGACATGCTAGCTGAGTGGAACCCAGACTGGGAGTTTGTGAGCGGGGCAACCAAGCAGGCAGACCGACAAGAACAATACGACAGCATCAGTGACAGCGACAACAAGGTCATCGTGGCAACATATGGCGTGGCGGCTGTGGGCTTGAACATACCCCGCATCTTCAACCTGGCCATGCTTGAGCCCGGCAAGAGTTTCATCCGTGTGATCCAGAGTATTGGCCGAGGCATCCGTAAAGCCGAAGACAAGGACTATGTGGATGTGATTGATATCTGCGGTGCTACCAAGTACAGCAAGCGACACCTGACCAAGCGCAAGAAGTTCTACAAGGAGCAGAAGTTTCCGTTTACAGTAACCAAGGTCAAGTATTAATGGCAGGGCTTCCCAGAAAGCCAGCGGGCCCTTGTGCATGCTGTGGCAAGCCAGACGGTGTGCACACTTTGGAGTGTGATGTCACAGCGGAGTACATGGGCGGTGATGTGGAGGAACGCCTGTGCAACTTCTACAACACTCGTGACACTAACGGCCCATATTACAGGAACACTGGGGAGGCTATCATAATGTCCTTCCCAGATGAAACAGACATTGGCTTCGGAGGTTTCATAAAGTTCACATGACAGAAGATGAAAAATGGGAAATGGCGCAAATTAAACTGGGTGGCAAACTGTGTTGCGGCTGTCGGGACTCAAACGGTCACACAATGGCTTGCACAGAAATTTTTAAGCTGGTAGACAAGATGTGTGATTACCCAGGCCCAACCACAGTCAGCAATATTGTGGAACGTTTGCTGTCCAGTAATGTGTTTAGTGCGAATCTCCGGAGTAATCACGGCAGACTCTTGGGATCATTATATGGAGTCAATATATATGACATCGACATCTGATTGGGAACGCGCTCAGCGCAAACTGGAAAATCGCTGCCTAGGGTGTGGTGTTGACTTGGCTGATGAGATAGCGATTATTGACGGATGTGATGAATGTCATGATCGTCTGGTAATACAATTAAGAGAAAATATTCGGATGCTTGACAGTATGCAAGCCAATGACAGACGGTACATACAGGTATCACTTGAAACTGTGGCAGCCTTGGCCGCAGCATTAGCAGATAAAAAATGATTGCATTGTGTGTCAAACATGCTAGACTGTTATCATGATCAGGAAATGGCTTCGTGACCGCAAGCGCATGCAGATAGCACAACGTATCTTGGAAGGTGAAGATATATGTAGGGAGTGTAGTAAACCCAAACCCCAGAAATTTATTCCCTATGGCCATATGAGTAAAGAGCTTGGGGACTGCGAAAGCTGCCGCAAGGTTGTATATAAAATAAGACAGGAACACATAACACAGATGCGAAATTGGATTTCCAAAAACATAAGGACACAAAAATGAAGATATTAACAGTGGAAAACACACCATATGATTTGGATACTATTCCAGACGAAATAGATGATGTGCGATACTGTGTGCTAGACGCCAGCGACAAAGATGAGGTGGACTTCTACTTTCTGCCCCTGATCTTCTTGGAGAGTTTTTACGCGCCAGCAATTTGTCTGAACATAGGCAGTCATAAGATACAGATGCCCATGGACTGGAGCATCTTGATCTGTGATGACGACTTCACTGCGCTGGAGATCATCCCGCTAGCCAGTCTGAATAATCGTGGCTTCCAGGCTGTGACCATGAACCCCATGAAGAGCAATCACTTCGAGGGAGAAGACATCAGCATCACCAACATATACCAAGACATCAAGTGGTACTTCCCCAAGCTCAAGAATGGTCATGTATTGGCTATCCCCATTGAAGACGGCGACAGCCCTCGCTGCGCATACTTTGTGAAAGAGCTCAACAAGGTGTGTGATATTGATTTGAGTGATCTGATGTGAGTGAGGACAAGCCCAACAGCTTGTTGCCTTACGGGGTGAGCCCCAGTGCCCCGCCCATGGAGATTCCTGATCGAGATAAGTTTCATAGCGACCGGGGAACCCAGGCTCAGAATTACTTCACTGAAAAAGCCAGAGCATTGCAGGCAGAGATTGATCGCTTGGAATCGCTTGCACAGAAGACGGCCCTAGTGTATAATGCTGATTATAGCTTTTTACCCAAAGTGGGTAAGGTGTATCATTTATACAGCATACGAGATCGATATATGCTGAGCTTGATTGAGCCGCATGAATGGGACAGAGAACATATTGGAAGCTTTCGCTTTACTGCGGATGCAACCTGGGAGGATATAGATGAGTGAATACACACCGCATAACTGGGTAGTACTCAAAATACATGGCGCCGGATACAAAGTGTTTGGTGGCTGGAGCGGTGGTTACCTGGATGGTGATAGCTGGCGCATGAATTCTGGAATCACTCGAGCATACGAACAGGACGGCATGCTGGTGTTTGAGGGGTACAGTGGTTCACGATACACGGTGCACCCAGAGAACTACGGCATACGCGGAATGCACAACACTGGTGTATTATCAAAATTTACTGAGCATGAACTGGTTTCTGTCATGGCCCAGGACACTGATTGGTTAAATATCAATTACGGAGAATATGATGACAACGCCTGAAAGTGAAATGCTGGACTGGGTAATTCAGCACAAAGCAGTAGCAATACAATGCCCTGAGAGCAAGAACTGGATACTGAACTGGGAACTGCCTGAAATGGGCAACACTGGCTGGCATGCTGATTACATGGACTGCCTGAAAGAAGCCATGGGTTTGCCAGGAGTAACCGACGCAGCAGAGCCCAGCGCAACACCTGATTGGTACACAAACGGCATGCGGGTAGAACTACCACGTGGCTAAAGAGCAGATACCCTTAAAAGAAATACTGCCGGCAATCGACAAGAAGGATCGTGGCTGGTATGATCGCTTGAGTCCTGAGCGCAAGAAGAGTTTCAACGCTTGGTTGTTGTTGCGCTATGTGAGCACAGTGCAAGGAAAACACGACAAGCATTATTTGTACTTTACCAATCTCATGGTGAACGAACATTTTGCTGAGATCAGCAAGCACCCTGAGCTACAGTGGTTGCTGTTGACAGCAGTGGGCAAAGGCAAGGTGGAAACTCATAACTATCTGAAACCACCCACAGCCCGCAAGCGCAAGGACAAAGTATCAGAGTTTCTGTACAGTCAGTATCCACTAGCCAAGCGAGACGAGATCGAACTCATGCTCAAGCTCAACAGCAAAGACGATCTCAAGGAAATGGCTCGCAGCACTGGCATGGATGCCAAACAGATCAAGGAGATTTTCAAATGAAATCAGAAGATGACTTCACAAGCTGGCGCCATGTGTTGCGCGAGAGTGTGGCTGGGTTTCTAATTGGCATGGGCATTGTGGCCATGGTGTTGGGTGCCATGGCCATGGTCTTGTCGTATACATATGGCTGAGGATACCACTTGCAAATGGTGTAACAAGACATTCAAGAGTGAGCGCACTCTGATAACTCATATGTGCGTCAAGAAACGACGCTGGGCCGACAAAGACATGACGCATGTGCGTTTGGCGCATCGTGTGTTTCACATGTTTCATGAGTACACCACAAACGGCAAACCCAAGAGCATGGAGGACTTTATCCGCAGTCAGTACTATACTGGCTTTGTGAAGTTCGGCAGAGCCTGCATGGTTAACGAGTACCTGTATCCAGAGAAGTTTGCTGAGTGGTTGATACGCAACGGTGTCAAACTAGACGACTGGCCCAAGGACAAAACATATGATAAATTCATGATGGAATATGTCATGAAGGAGCCAGGGCTTAAAGCCCTCGAGAGAACCATTCTGTATCTTGCCGAGTGGGAGGCTGACACCGGTAATGCTTGGAACACATATTTTCAGGAGATAAGTACTAACAGAGCCGTTCATGATATACGTGCAGCCAAGATTTCTCCCTGGGTGATTTATCTCAGTGAATCCGGAAGAGAGCTCATGGTGCGCATGAATGATGAACAGATCAAAATAATAAACCATATAATCGATGCTGAGTTTTGGGCAAAAGTATTTGCCAAGAACCCAGCCGAAGTAGACGAGATACAAGCCACATGTCAAACAGCCCAACTTTAACGCCAGAAGAAATCAAGCAACGTAAAGATGCCGCTCTACAGCACGTGGGTGGAGCAGTGCGCCCCAAGGAGATGTATCGGCCATCAAGCATTGACCATCGCCCGTTGTATCACTTGATAGTTTGTTTGCGCCGCAACATCGACTGGGAAAACGACAGCAAAGCATTTCATGAATACATGAATGAGCACCACTTGGATATCATCAACAGTTTTAATACTCGTTGGTTGGTGAGCATCACTGACACCTATGCAGATGTGGGACGCACACCAGTAGAGCGCAGCAATGCCATCCTGATCAGCACTGTGGTAAACCACATCAAGCTCATGGACACATACAAAAACATTGTGGTGAACCCTGCTCTGAAACCTGATGCGGCCACAACTGCGTCAAAAGATGCCTGGGATGGCATACGCACATTTGCACTCAAGCACGGCGACATGGTGGAAAATTTATACACTAGAATCGACAGAGTACAGGAGCACACACCCATACTGTATAAAATTTGGAAAGAAGTGCTCTACCGTATCGAGAACACCAACAACACATTCAGCGATATGCAGAAACTACACCCGCGAGGCATGAACAAAATACAGCCACGGCGGAGAACATAAGGAAAAATCATGAGTCAGTTAATATCAGAACATTATCGCCAACAACTCGAGGAGCTACACAAGCCTGGAGATTGGGGCAACACAGCAAGCCGTAGCTGGGAACACATCCTGGAGCAAGTGGATCGTCACGGTGCCAACAGCTTCCTGGACTATGGTTCAGGCAGAGGCTTCCTGGGCAAGATGGTAGAGAAGCAACGTCCAGGTCAGTACCAGGTAACCAACTACGAGCCAGGCCTGGCAGGATATGAGAACAACAACACACCTCACGACTTTGTGGTGTGCGTGGATGTACTTGAGCATATTGAACCTGAACTGTTGGAAAATGTCCTGGATGATCTGCAACGTGTCACGCTAAAGGCAGGATACTTTCAGATTGCTCACTTTGAGTCACTGAAGACACTACCAGATGGCCGCAACGTTCACCTGATTGTGGAGCCACCTGAGTGGTGGGAACCCAAAATTACTTCGCGCTTTAATGTTGAAAGAAAAGACATTAACAGTGCCCGCAGCCTGTATGTGGTGACTACCAAATGACTTTACTTACAGAGGAATACCGAGCACTACTAGCAGCCAAGCATGACACTGGTGGGTGGAAAGATCCTGCAGCCGCGCAGTATGTGGACTTTATTGTGCAGCATGCTCTTGAATTGGGCGAAAATACGCTGCTTGATTATGGATCAGGTGGTTGTGGTCTGAGCAGAGTATTACAGGAACGCTTTCCGGGAGAGTTCACAGTCACTGAGTATGAGCCCAGCAGGGACGACTTGATGCACAATAACACTCCACACAACTACGTGGTGAGCATTGATGTGTTGGAACACATTGAGCCTGACTTGCTGGACAACGTGTTAGATGACTTGAAGCGCGTAACTCTCAAAGGTGGATACTTTACTGTGAGCACACGAGCAGCAGGACAAAAGCTACCAGATGGTCGCAATGCGCATTTGATCATCAAGCCCTTTGCGTGGTGGAAGGAGCACATCCAGAAACGATTTACTATCGTGGAAGAAGATTTTAGCAACAGTGCGCAACGTGGTTTCTTCTTCGTGAAGCCTTTGGAGGAATAATGACTCTCATCTCAGAAAACTATCAGGACCAGCTGGCCCAGCAGCACAAGCGCAGCGCATGGGGTCACACGGCTGAGAAGTATGTGGACGTCATTGTGAAGCATGCACAGGAGCTCAACGAAAACAAGCTCTTGGACTACGGGGCAGGGCGAGGTGGTCTCACACAAGCCCTCAAGCGTCGTTATCCCAAGCAGTTCACAGTTACTGAGTATGAGCCCGGCAGAGCAGGCACCCGAGAGAACAACACACCACACAACTACGTGGTGAGCATTGATGTGTTAGAACACATCGAGCCAGAGTTCATTGACAATGTGCTGGATGATCTCAAACGATGCACACTCAAGGGTGGCTACTACACTGTGAGCACTCGTCCAGCAGCAGCCATCTTGCCAGATGGTCGTAACGCACACCTGATTGTAGAACCGTTTGCATGGTGGGAAGCCAAGATAGCTGAAAGATTTACCATCGTGGAAAGTTCGTTTGATGAGAAACTACAACGTGGCTTCTTTTACGTGAAGCCCAAGGCAGGATGATGAAGAAGTCTCTGTGTCTAGTATGCAATTATCGAGTGGGCAGCACCAACACCATTCGCTCTGGGCGCAAGGGCATGGCTAATGGATGGGAACTGTTTGGTGACAAACGAGGCATCCTGCCCACCAGAGAAAACATACTCAAGCAAAACATGGACCACGTGGATGGCTTGATTGATCGTATTAGCAAGAAGCCCACGTTTTTCAAGCTCATGGGTGATCACATTTTATGGGATGCTGCCATCATGGACCGCATAGCTGAAGTGTGTGATGTGGAATATCTGTATCGTCGTGACTTTGCTGCACAAGCGTATAGCTGGACAGCCTGGCTCAAGAGCCCAGCTAACAGTCACAATCATCATTATGGTGAGACCCGTACATACGACATTGATGCCAGTCAAGAATTCTTTGATGAGCAGACTGATGTTCTGGGCGCCAACTATCTGTTTCTGGTAACCACGTACAATCGATATCCAGGAAAGATACAAGCTTTAGAAGATTTCCCCAAGCAAAATCCATACACGCGAAAATACAACTGGATAAACAAACCAGTGCTCAACGTGAAATTTGACACAACAATACTGGACACACTAGGAAAAGACCATGACTGAACTATGTAAATTGATGAAAGAACACGGCAGCGACAAAGGTGATGATTGGCACAACTACACCATCACATATTCTCAGCTACTGGAACAATATCGCGAGACTGCCGCCAAGGTTTTGGAAGTGGGTATTGGCACCAACAACACCAAATTCCAGAGCGCCATGAAGCCTGAGTACACGCCAGGCGGAAGCTTGCGAGGCTGGCGTGATTGGTTCACTGTAGCAGAAGTATACGGTGCTGACATTGATCGAGACATTCTGTTTGAAGAAGAGCGCATCAAAACCTTTGAGTTGGATCAGACCAACGAGCTTGATGTGCTGGACATGTGGGACCAGTTTGACGAAGACGTGGTGTTTGACGTCATCATTGACGATGGGTTACACACACTGGAAGCCGCCACCACATTGTTTGCTCACAGTGTTCACATGCTGGCTGACGATGGACTGTACATCATTGAAGACATCCAGGGGCACAGCGAACAAGCATACCGATCAGAGTTTGCTTGGTATGCAGAGGAAACAGGTTTACAGTTTGAGTACCTGACACTTCCGCATGCCACCAACAAGACTGATAACAACATTCTGGTGCTGTGGTACGGTGACAGTGAAAAGGCATCACAAGCCATGGAGTCAATCAAGCTTGCTTCATGAAATATCTGATTATTTCGCAGCCCAAGTCAGGCACCTATTTGTGCAGCGAGATATTCAGACTCATGGGTATCCAGCAACCTTACTTGCACTTGTCTGAGAAAGCATACTCGCAATACGATGCATACAGATTGCCCTACGGTAGAATTTATCCTCAGCGATACACTTTCGAGATGCCCATCAAGAAGTCAATACAATTAGTGGAGCATGGTCAGTTTGCTGTAACGCACAGCCCTTACACTCCAGAAAATTGCGAACTATTCAGTGACTTCAAAAAGGTATTGCTAGTCCGTAACATAACTGAAAGCATTCGAAGCTTTGATCGATGGTCAAAGGCCACTGGCAGACCCAATCTATTTTGTTTTGGTGAAGAATATATCCATAAATTCAAGGACATTGCCAAGTGGCAATCACAGCCAGATATTTTTACCATGAATTTTAATGACATGAAAAATGAAAATATCGAAAAGCTTGATGAACTCCAGATGCATTTGTTTGGTATAGTCAAGCACAACAGTAAAGAAATTATCACACAGGCTCTAGCAGCCGACACACTCACTAAAATAAGAGGAATACATGAACGTAAAACTAATTAGCTACAGTAAAATGGCTCCGGGTGCCTTCGAGTTTGAACCTGAGCGGGATCAGGACTTGCTGGATCTAGTGGTATTTTGTGCTAGAGTCAGCAACCCTAGTAATCAAAACAACACTGCGACATCGGAAAAGTTAGTGCGCTATCTGGTCAGAGAGAAGCACTGGAGTCCCTTGGAAATGGTGAACATGTGTCTGGAGATTAACACCACACGCGACATCGCCAGACAAATTCTGCGCCACCGCAGTTTCAGCTTCCAGGAGTTTAGTCAGCGATATGCTGATCCCACACGGGATTTAGACTTTGAGTTCCGCGATGCTCGACTACAGGATACCAAAAACAGACAGAACAGTATTGATGTGCAAGACAGTGATTTGCAAGCTGAGTGGTTGATGAAACAAGCAAACGTGCTCAACGCAGTCAAGGATGCATATTCATGGGCTATTGAAAATGGCATAGCCAAGGAACAGGCACGGGCTGTATTACCAGAAGGCATGACTCAGAGCCGTATGTACATGAACGGCACACTGCGCTCCTGGATACACTATATTGATCTCCGAGCAGCAAACGGTACACAGAAAGAGCACATGGAGATTGCTCGAGCCTGTGCTGAAGTCATCACAGATGCCTTTCCGTTAGCGCGTGATATTCTCAATATCGACTAAATAGCTATGTGACTCCAGAAAATCATAAAAGAGTAGTAAAAGCAGCCAGAAGCATAGCAGCAATTTTGGGCGTGGTCACCATGATCACGCCTTTAATTTTATGGGTTGACGACAGATATATGCACAACGATATAGCCAACATACGCTATATTGATCTTCAAATTAATTTAATTGAGAAGAATTTGCGTGACTATCAGCGATTGGTGGACACCCGAGCCATAGTGACAGCAGCTGACGAGACCAATTACCAGCTGGATATATCGTCTATCAGAGAGTTACAGAAGCAGAGAAACAAGATGCTGGGTATCAAAGAATGAGAGCAGTGATCCTTGCCATGGCATTTATGGCCTTATCTGCTTTTGCTGGAAACCCAGGAGTATTTCCTGAGCAGACCATGACGCCAAATGGTATCACGGTGGTTCGTATAGCTAACGCTCTGGATATTACGCTGGCATGCTATATACAGGACCAGCACAATTACACACCGTTCCATGTGTATCCCCGGTCTTATAGCCTGTGGTACCCAGTTCACGGCCAGTATCGCTGGCAATGCCAGTATTGACAGATACATAAAACAAGTTATAATAAGAGAGTAAAAAAATGTGGGCAGTATTGATGACCGCACTTGCCATGCCTGTGATTACAACATGGTGGGTTATAAAGGGTATTGAGGATGGACGACCAGACGATTTTAGCAGCAGTAGTAGCATTAAGCGATCAGACGATAACTCGACTGGAAGTGATTGACGAGGACGGTCGTTCCTACGTGCACGACAAACGATATCCACTGAATGTGGAAATTAGCATGCAAGACCAGGATCGTACCATGAAGATTTTTATCAACCGGAGACATGATCATGCATGACGAACAGTTACTAGCAAATTTGGCGGAACAGTTGAATCAGCTGGAAGCCCAAGGCCGAACCAACACCCCTGAGTATGACAAGCTCAGCGATGAGCACCAAGCTCTTGCTCAGGAATTGGTAATCAATGAAATCTTTAATAGCACAGGAGATCTCAAAAATGTTTGACCCAGAAGACTACGCCGACAGCCTGATGGTACAGGATGACGGTGAAGACCAGTACAACACAACCAACGCATATGAAGAATATGCACTGTGGGACGATGATTACTTAGAGGATTCTTTCGACCCCACCCTTCCCTAGCCGTCCGGCCAGCTTCTCCTACTAAAAAGATAAATAACGGCATAACAAACATCTTTTAGTAGGAGAGCATTATGCCACTAATTACTGATCCTGATGATCTAGCACAGGGCGTAGAAGTAACAATTAACACGGGTACCCGACAAATTACCCTAAACAATGGCTCAGGAGACCTGAGCGAAGATGGGGTTACGCTACAGTGCCTTTACTCTTTCCTCAAGGAAGAGTGGCGGACAGATGCAGCACTAATCCCATTCCCATTCCCACTGGTGGCGATTACACCAGAGCAGTTTGAATTTATTGAAGACTGGGAACCAGCAGACGATGCGACTCGTAAATTGTTGCGCACCGGCGGATGGCGTGAGATTGACGCTAGCAACAACCGCAAGCGTGAGTATGTGGGTATCATCACACTGGGCACAATCGATGCTGTCAGCAAAATCAGTGGTGACACGGTTTACTACGCATTCAGCTCAGACACGGCGGGCACAGACTTCACTTACTCTGGCCCAGTTAACGAAGCCATCCAGACATTTGGTGACGCTACAAATGGTAACTTTGATGTTACTAACGATTCACTAACAGTATTCATCCGCACAGAAGGCAAGACATACGACCAGGCTACAACAGCTGATATCGGTGTAACCGGAACACTGAACTACATTGTGTACCGATTCCCACTTGCAGAACAGAATGACCTTAACATCACTGATAGTGATGCAGTTATTATCGCTAACAGTGCTCCTGGTGAGAAGTACGGTGACGCTAACATCACTTACTTTGAAACACCTCAGATTTCCAGTTCGCTGTATCCTGGACAAGACTTGTTTGGCGGACCATACAACTTTGGTGTTGTGATTGATGCAACCTCAAATACATCACAAAGCCTGAGTACTCAGGACTTGTACACCTGGGTGCAGTATCAATTGCGCCAGACTGGTGACATTGATGAGAGTGCAAACGCCAACACACAGATTGGTGTGCTGCAAGACCAGATGTTGACATTTGTTGGCAGCGAGCTTCAAACATTGAGCGTGACAAACACTGATGGTGGTGGTTCAGGTGTTGCGATCACAAACTTTGATCCCAACGATACCAACAGCTTGACGTTTACTGACAACACTGGATCAAGCGGTATTGCGTTTCCATTCGTTGCTGCCGGTACCATCGAATTCAACCAGAACTTGGTTGCAGACAGTGGGCCTGCGCGTTACTTTGCGTTCTTCCAGTACACTATCCGTACCAGCGTAACAGACCTGGTGATTGGTACACCAGTTGGACAGGCTGCTGACTTCACTAGTGCTGGCGGCAACTTGCCCACACTGTCAGTGAACGATTACTTTTCACTAGGCGGCGCTGTTTCAGCAAACAACAATGGCATCTGGCAGGTTGTGACTTATACGTCATCTAGCGCCATGAATGCTACTCGTGTGGATGACAAGATTCCCACAGCAGCATCCAGCTTTATTGCGAACATTGACCAAGATCCCATCAACTCACCAGATGCTATCATTGTTGAAGACTTGGGTGGTACACCCATCTCTGGCGACATTGTAAGCTCAAGTGTAGCATTTGACTTTGGTTACGATGCCAATACACAGGGCGGGCGCACAGCAGGCACAGATGCTGCGGTAGTAGTTCGTGCTATTGGTTTGGACAATGCGCAGTTCGTGGAAACAACAGGTACTATTACAGAGGCGACAGGTATTACGTTTAGCTTGGTATCAGCCCTGGAACGTAACTACGATAACCCATAATAAAGGAGCCACATGGCCTATAGAGACGATATTATCGCACTCGGGGCCGACCACCTTTGGCGGTTCGATGGCGATGTTCTAGACAGTATTGGTGCCGCCGATGGCACCAATACTGGCTTTCTTTTAACTTCAACAGCAATTTGCGAAGACGCAACCAACAGTTCACAGTGTAACGCCGTGAGTGATCGTGTCACCATTCCAGATACTGCGACAATTAATAGTGCGCTATCCAATAAAGCCGTGGGCGGTTGGGTACAGTTTGATTCTATACAACTGCCTCCTCGCTCTATCTATGGAGAGGGTACAACTGGTCAGCAGTTCCGATTTCTTGTTTGGGCTGGTAATACTCTGATGCTTGATATCGTGGACGGCGCCAGTGTGTATCAAGCGTTTAGTGACCAAGTACTGCAAGCCAACCGCGCGTATCATATTTTTGGCATTGTTAATGGCAATGGGGATTACGAATTGTATGTGGATGGGGATTTACAAGAAATCACCGCACCAACAGATAGACAGTTTGTGGGTGCCACGTTTGATTCAGGATCTCCTATTGAATTTGGTGATCCAGCTGGTGCAACAGAAGTGGGAAACCAAACAGTTCTGCTAACCGGTTCTACTAATTGCGATTACAATTTTTGGGCATCGTTTAGTGATGCTAATGTGCCCTCAAACGTGGAGATACGCACAGAGTTATTTGAAAAAGGTGCGCTACCTGACGTCACCATCACCAACCAAGCTGGGCTTGATGCTCTCGCAAATTCATTCAGACCAGATGCACCATTGTGCATCAGAGTTGATGTGGTAGGAGACATTGAGTTAGTTGCATCCAATGTCACATTTAATCCACGTGCGTCAATTGATGTGCAGTATACAGGCACAGGCACACTAACATGGGTCAACGGTAATGGATCAGACGCATCTGTATTCTCAACACCAAACGGCGGCACAGTTAATTTGATCAACCCAGCCACGCTAAGTGTAATAGAATTACAGCCCAACACCAAAGTAGTTTACTATGAGTCAGGAACCGCAAATGAGTTAGCTAGTGTGGAAAATTCGAGTACACAATTTTCTGCAACAGTGCAAGAAGATCTCGTGGATGTTGTGCTTGTGTCTATAACATTTGAAATCAAAAGGATACCCGCAGTTGATTTGTCTTCTGGTGACGTCACTATTCTTGCTGGTCAGTTCTTTGATCGTAATTATGAGAACCCATAATGGCTACTAGAATTGGATTTACCACCACCAACTCAGATAACGCTGCCACAGCCACTATCAGTGTTCCTGGTGGAACACTGAATGATGACGTGTTGCTGTTGTTTATATCAAGTGACGGAACCACATTGTGGAATACGCCGGCTGGGTGGACCTTGGCTTTTGGTGGTGCAACTTCTGGTGGCAGTCACACTGATGCTTTATACTGGCGCGCTGCCAGCAGTGAGCCAGCTAGTTATACGCTAACGCGAACTGGAGGCGAACGTACATACATCGCCATGGTCGCATACAGAAATGTTGATACCATAAATCCCATAGTATCATTGGCTACAACTGACAACAATCCGGCTGATCAGACCATGGATGTGCCTTCACTGACTACAGTGAGCACTAATCAGACTGCCGTTGCATTCATAGGTACTGAATCTGGTAACAGTGGAAATCCGTTGGGGTTGACGTGGCCTGGTAGTTGGACGGGAGTTGATGACAACACCAACGGGCCACCAGGTACAGGTGCTGCTTCGAGTGCTGGTGGTTTTGCTGAACAAACACCATCTACTCCCACAACGATTGCAAGTGGTGTAGTCACATTTGGTGGCGGTTCTACATTTGGGCAGATCATTGCTGTAGTATTAGCTGAACCCACTACCATTGCCGTGACTGTTCGTGATGAGCGCATTAATTATGGCGCAAACATCACAATATCAGGATTTGGTTTTGAAAGCACACAGGGAACTGGTAATGTACAACTGTGGAGCGACCCATTTGGCACTATCAGTGTTGATCAACCCATACTCAGTTGGTCTGATACTGCCATTACATATGTTGCCACTCAAGGAGGTTTAGACGATAATACCACGATTTTCCTGGTTGTTAGAAATGACACGGGAAATATTACGATACCATATGAAACTCTTGTGGGTATAAGCACTTATGCTGAAATTATCGCTGCACAGGCACCTGATCATTGGTGGACATTTGATAACACTTATGATGATATCGGAGATTTTGGCGGAAGCCCATTTACCAGTTCTTCAGTGGGGTCAAATGGATTTGAAGCAACTGCTATTTCCGAAGGCACGACCAACTCTTGGAATCCCAACTCTGGACGCCGCGAATGTCCCAACAGTAACAGAATGAATAACACAGCAACCATCAACAGATTAATGGGTGGATGGATTCGACCAAGAACAATTTATTCGGGTCTATCATGCATATATGAAGAAGGTGGTGGAGTTAACAATCTATGCTTTCTGATCGGATTAGGTAACCGCTTGATAGCGAGTTTCGCTGACACGGCCGATGACAACTCGCAAGTTTTTAGCGACTTTGCTCTGGACCCCAACCGCAGTTATCACATCATGTTCCGTTTTAGCTACACTGACCCAGTGCGCGAGTGGACCATGTATATTGACGGTGTCAAACAAACTGTATCATCAGGTAATCCGTTATTGAGTACCGACTTGGATAGTCACTCAGGCGATATATCCATAGGTGGACCAGGCAGTTCACTTGAAGTGGCCGGTACTGACGTGACGTTCGTTAACGTGTCTGATATGCTCTACAGTAATTGGTATTCTTGGTTTATTAGTAAACCTGACTCAGATATCGTGGATCTGTTCCGACGCGGCGCTGTACCTGACGATATAATTAATAGTGACACCCCTGCTAACCAGCAAGCAGCATTAAATGCCTTGACGGCGTTACGGCCCAATGCTCCGCTGAGCATAAGGATAGAGCCTGCTTCTGGTAGTACTAATGCAGTATTTGATGCTGATGGAATTATATTCCCAGAAGAAGCCACCATATGGGTTGAGTGGAGAGGAACAGGCACACTGACCTGGACCAATCTTAACGGCAGTAATTTGCGCGAAGACAAAGTATACGCCACCAGAAACGGAACAGTGAACATAATCACACCTACCACGATTACATTGACTGGTTTACAGGCTAACTCTGAAGTGCGATTATATCAAGCAAACACCACCATTGAGCTGGGTGGTGTGGAAAATAGCAATACATCTGAGTCTTTTTCAATTATTTCGGATGCTGTTGACATTGTAGTACACAGTTTGGAATTTGAATATCTAAGCCTGTCCAACGTTAACACAGCAGCAAATGCCACCATCCCCATCCAGCAGCGCCGTGATCGCACTTACAATAATCCCTGAGTAGATAAGTAAGCATATTATTACTGGAGAATTATAATGTTTGCCATCAAAGTCATGGACTTTTATGTAAAAATTTCAGATGTCTTCCCTGACAATGAACTGGATACCACCAAGAAGGTGGAATATGTCCGCGAGTCGACACAGGCCACCACGTTTCCCAAGGCTAGTGAAGCAGCTATTGAAGCTGAGAGCATGGAAATATCTGGCTTTGCTATTGATCGATTGTAAAATCAGTCTGCAATCCTGTACTTTCAAAATTAGATAAATAGTGCATAATGGCGAGTATGCCAAGTGCCACGGACTAATTTATGAGAGTATCTTTTGATGGAGCAAGACGGCTAATCACCATATTAAGTGGTGAGAAGCAAGTCGACGCGGGCATCGATTTATACAGCGACTGGAAGGAATGGGCCAGAGAACCTGCCAATCTGAAATATCCACCAGCATTCCGTGCTATTGGTGGTGAAGCTATTGGTGGTGGTGTCGAGGTTGGATCATATTACTTCCTGCAGAACCAAGACGGTTGGCGCGTCAAACCACCTGAAGAAAATATTGAGATTACCATCAACGGTAACCTGTACCCAGAAGATCTCACGCGACCGTTGTTTGCACCCACAACTGGACCATTCAACACTAGCATACGACTTAACACCAGCTCACTCACGCAATTTGTGGGTATTGACGCGCTCTTTGAAGCTGGTAACCTGGATCTATCCAATGCTAACATCAGTGTTAATGCACCTACTGCGGTGCAAATACGTGAGGAGATGGACGCAAATAGTATTCAGTTTGCTAGAATTATAGCGAACACTGACATCATACCCACCATACGAACAGGCGTAAACACTGTTAATGCAACCACATTTGACATTGAAAATAAAGTGGATGCTTTGGCAATTGATGTTGGTGCAGTAAACGCTAACGTTAATGCTCTGGACCCACTAATTGACTCAGTTCAATCCACAGTAAATGGTGTGGATGCTCAGGTGGGCACCATCATTAACACTGAGAACGTCATCAACAACAAAATTGATGGCTTGATTGTGGATGTGGATACCATTAATGCCACCACACTAGCAGCCAATGTCACCACAAACAACATCAACTCTAACCTGATTGTGGTGGACAACAAGGTTGATGGAATACACACTGACCTCTTGGGTACACGAGCAACTGTTAACATTATCAACACTAATACTGATACACTGGAGTTTGGCCAGACGCAACTGGCAGCTGGCATAGCGGGCGCTAACGCAAGCGTAAACGCAGTGCAGGCCACACTCAACGTGGTGGATGCCAATCTGCTTGCACTAACCAGTGATGTATCCAATGCGCAAGTGGATCTGGATTTGATAGAAGCCACGGTATTGTCGTCTAACATCACAGTGAATGATAACCTTGCCATCCTGCAAACACTTGATGGTAATCTAAACGTGGTGAACAACAAGATCGATAATTTGGACTCTGATGTGGCAGCAGTGCAGAGCACAGTGAATACCATCAACACCAACACTGATACTGTGGAAGCAGACATCGCAGCACTATCCAGCGCCCTGGCTAATGCGCAACTGGATCTGGACAGCATCAACGCTACTGTGATCAGCAGTAACATCACAGTGAACGTAGTAGACGACAAGATTGATGCATTGACATTTGATGTTGCCAACGTACAGAGCACAGTAAACACCATTAACCTGGACACTGATACAGTAGAAGCAGGAATTGCTAGCATTGAAAGCGCACTAGCCAACGTGCAGGCAGACGTTGACCGTGTGAACGCGACTGTGATTGCCAGCAACACTACCGTCAATGCTATTGACAGCAACGTGATTGGCTTGCAGGGCAACATATTTGGCATCGAGGGCAGTTTGCAGACCATCAGCGCAAACACCCAGGTGCTTACATCACTAAATGATCTAGCCAACGCGGTGGCAAGTGTGGATGCAAATTTGGTCATCGTGGATGGACTAGTCAATACAGCAATCACAGATATTGCTGGTGTGCAGAGCACAGTAGACAGCACAGCTACAACTGTGAGCACCATTGACACCAATGTGAATGACATTGAGAGTTTGCTAGGTACTGTGGCGGTTGATGTAACTGACATTGAGAACCGCCTGATACTGGTTGATGGCAACTTGGTAATAGTAGACAACAAGATTGATGGGCTAACAACAGACGTGGGCAATGTGCAAACCACAGTTGATACCATTAACCTGGACACTGATACAGTGGAAGCTGGCATCAGCAATTTGAGCAATGCAATAGCAGCGGTACAGCTAGACGTGGATACGGTTAATGCTACCACACTGGCATCACAAACGATCATTAACAGTGTGGACGCTAACGTGGTGATTTTGACTGGTGATGTAGCAGGAGCGCAAGCCGACATCAACAGCATCAACGCCTCGGTAATTGCTACCAACACCACTGTTAGTGCAATCGATACCAACCTGGTGATTGTGGACAACAAGATTGATACACTCACAACTAATGTGGCAGACGCCAACTTCAGCTTGACAGCAGACATTGCCGCCGTGCAGAGCACTGTGGACACCATCAACCTGGACACTGATAGTGTAGAGCAAGGAATCAGTGACCTAGCTAACGCAATAGCAGCGGTACAAGCAGACGTGGACAGTGTAAATTCTACTGTGATCAG